CCCCCTTCCGCGCCCGGGCGTAGGCCTTGACCGCTCCGATGAGAGCGAACGTCACCCGGTTAGTCTCAGCCAGCGGAGCCGCATCCCACTCTACCGCCGCCTCGCCCAGCGCCGCGAGCGCGGTGGCGACGGGGTCGGGTTCGTTCAGCGCGCTCTCTAGGGCCCGTGCATCAGCAATGACTTGCTCAGAATCCGGGTGGTAGACGAGCAAATGGAGCCAGTCCCAGCTCACCAGCTCGCGCGCGGCGTCTTCGATGCGGCTCACGACTCCTCCTCTCCGGCGCCGCAGTCGCACGGGTGGCATGACTGCGGATGCGTGACGCGCTCGCATTCTGGGGCGTGTCCACGGGGCGCGCACTCGTCACCGTGCATCGGGCACGGCGAGTCGCCGGCCTCCCACTGGCAGTGGCAGCGCTCTCCGGCGCGCGCAGCCCCTTTGCGCGACGGCAGAGCATCCCTTCCGCCCACCGTCAGCAACTCTATCGCCTCTGCCAGCATCGCGATGTAGCGCTTGTCCTCTGGCCAGCGAATGGCATCCCAATGCCCGTGGGCCTTGCGCACGAGGTCAGCGACGCGGGCGAGGTCATCATGCAGACTGGTGATGCACTCATCCCCCGCGTGGATGTGTTCCTGCGCTGCGTCGAGCTCACGCTCCAGCTCGGCGACGCGGGCCTCGGCTCGCTCGGCGCGCTGCTCGGCCGCCTCTGCCCGTTGCAACAGCTCGCGGTGGGCCAGCTCAGCCTCGTTGTACCAACTGGCGAGGCTGGCCTTGGCCGCATCGCGGTCAACGACTGCTCGCTCCAGCTCGAAGCGCAGCTTGGCCACCTCGGCCTCCGCCGCGTTCTGCTCGTCAGCGTTGCTCACAGCTCCACCGCCCTTTCTCCAGCACCGACAAGCTCCACCTCGATCGCCTCGAACAGCGCGGCAGTGACGTGATCCCACGCAGACGCCTCCGCCGCCCGCGCCGCCGCCCGCGCCGTCAACGGCGCATCCGCCGCCGCCCACGCCGCCCACGCCGCCCACTCCGCCGCCTCCGCCACCGCCCGCGCCACCGCATCCGCCGCCGCCGCCTCCGCCGCCCACGACGCCGCCCGCGCCACCGCATCCGCCGCCGCCGCCTCCGCCGCCTCCGCCGCCTCCGCCGCCCGCGCCGCCGCCCGCGCCGCCGACCACGCCGACGCCGACGCTACCGCATCCGTCCACGCCCGCGCCAGCGCCGCCGCCTCCGCCGCCGCCCGGAAGGCATCTTTATCGACCTTTCCGTTTTCAACAACTCGGTCACAGAGTTCGATCACGCGATCGCATGCGACCAGCACGTCAGTCTGGTCAGCACCTACGTGGCTCTTAGCCTCGCGCACCGTCGCGGCGAGGAACTTGTACTGCACACGTAACCACGCGGCATCATCGAGACGGTGCCACCGCGCAGCGAGCGCCGCGTAGCGTTGGACCATCCCTGGCCAAGCGGCTTCACTGCCGGCGTCGGCGAGTGATGGGGTTAGGCGCGCGAGCCACGAGGGCATCACGGTAGCGGGGCATGCAGACGGATTCTCGCTCGAGCCCGCCTCTGGAGACAGCGCAGCGAGCAGACAGGCCGTCTCGCGCCCCTGTGCATCGGTGCCGGTCCACTGGTTGCGGATGACACGGCCCTCGTTGATGTAGGCATTCAGTCGTTCGATTCGTTCGTTCATTGTCATTGGCCTTTCTCCAGCAACCTCTGCAAAGCGTGCCGCGCAGCGTCCGGATCGTGATCGTCCGTGAACCGGACAAGCTCGCCGGTCTCCGGCGCTAGCCAGAGGCACGGCGCCCGCTCGCACACCTTCTCGAGCACAGGCATCGTGATGGGGCCCGTCCCCATCTCGGCGCATATCCCACCCGGATGCTCTCCCCCGCCCAGCACGTGACAGAGCAGCTCGTGCGTCAGGTGGTTCTGCTCAGCGTGCTCCCCGAGGTCCGGCATCACCTCGATGCCAGCGACCAAGCCTTCGCGCTCGCCGCGCGTCCAGACCCTCGTGCACGATTCCATGCGCTCCGCCTCGGGCTTCGGGCGCGCGCATCCCCTCGGGTGGTAGCTCACCGGGATCCCGCCTAGCTCCCACGTCACCCGAAAGTCGATCCCCGTCGCACGCTCGACGCGAGTCGCCGCTACCTCGACCGAGCCTGTCAAACCCACGTCCTCCACCGTCAACGTCCGCTGCTCGGGCACGTCGAGCACATCGCCCGAGCACCCGAAGAGCAGCGCGAGCGCGGGCAGAAGCACCTTGCTCATTTGACCTCGACGAGCCGGTATCCCGGCGCTTGGATTTTCGCGATCTCGACCCGAGCCGCTTCTCGATCTTCGACCGCTTGCATATATGCGCAGGACGACGTCCAGCCCAGAAGCACGGCCACCGTGCTCACGCAGACCCAGCGAGTCATCGACTTGTCCCGCTCGTACTCGCTCGTCAGGGTCTGATCCGCTTCCAGCTTACCGAGGCGATCCCGAAGGGACTCGGTCTCACTGTACACCACGCCCGCGATCAGCCTCTTTTCATCAAACGTCAATTCCACTTTGTTCATTTGCCCACCTTCTTCCACGAGAACACCTGGTACCTGTTTCCGACGCTCATGAAGTCCTCTGGGTCTCCGCCGTGCTGCTTCACAAACTCGAACAGCTTGCGCTTGTCCAAGCTCTCGCGGCCCGGCATATCATGCGGCCTCCAGCTCTTCTTTCCGTCCTCGCTCGGGATGGGTCCGTGTTGCACGACCCAATCCTTGAGCGCTTGCTCGATCGTCTCGAGTGACGCTTTCATGCGATTCGCCATGACGAGCGCTTCGCGCGCTTCGCCCGCGTTCGCCTGCCCGCTGATGACCCGCGCGAACGTCGGGGCCTCGTGGGTCTCGATCAGATACGCCGGGCAGCGCGTGCGCTTGAAGCACCCGCCGCAGTGCGTCCCGATATGATAGCCGCTGAACGGACGCCGCAGCACCCGCGCGAAGGTGTCCTCGAGCTCGAGGTACTCCATAGAGTCGCGGTCCACCGGCTCGCGACGGAAGATCCAGGTCCCGTCGCTCGCCGAGTAGATGCCCGGCAGGTACCCCGCAACCTCATCGTACTTCTGGCACAACGCCATTCCGTAGCCGTGCAGTTGCAGCGATTCCGTGCCGTCCGCCACGGCTCGGGCGTTGCTCTTGATGTCGTTCACGATGACATAGAGCTTTTTGGTCACCTGGTGAAACGCGAGCCAGTGCATATCCACGTGCCCAGGGATATGCTCATCGGCGCCCACACCGAAGCGCAAGCTGACCTCGGCTTCCTTCTCCGCGTCCTGGTACGCCAAGAACCCGAAGCCCTCGACGTCCACCCCATAGGGGACCTTCCAGTCTCTGATCTCGTCCTGGTCCTTCTTCGGGAGCTGGGCAAACTCCGGCGGCCATTCCCCCTTCTCGCAGTAGTGATGGAACACGGTCCCGCGCAGAGTGCGCGTGAACTCCAGCTCCTCGACTTGCTTGTCCACCAACGCCGAGCCGCTGCAATACTGCAGCGTCGGCAGCGCGCTGATTCTGCTCATCGTTGTGTCCTCTGGTTTGGTTGAAGGCTCTTGGCGGCAACCGGCCTAGCTCCGGCTGTTGCGAAAAGTTTCCCGTCTTAGGGGCTTGTCTGGCTCGAGCACGGCCAGACTCGGTCAATTCCGCTTCTCGAAGGAGATATGCATTACTCCAGCAACGCATGCCGCCAAGAACCAGTGCCAGATCCCGGAGTCGAACCGGGCCTCTCAAGCTAGCGCCACCGCTAGGCATCTGGCGTGCGCGGGCCGCGTCGCGACCCGCTTCCGTCACCCGGCCGCGCCGGGCTCTTCTTGCCCGTGAGTCTTCTCGATCAATTCCACACCCGCCTCGACGAGCGTTCTCGCCCGGACGAGCGTTTCCATGATCTCGACCAGCTCCATCCGTTGCCGCGCGTTCAGTTCCCCCAAGGCCTTGCCATCGAAGCTATCGGCGATTACCTTGCGGACCGCATCCGCGTCCCACCCAAGCGCAGCACGAGCCGCCTTGAATCGGCTCTTGACCTCATCCTCGGGCGGCTCCTGGCCCTTCTCTTCTGCCTTCGGAGCTGCCTTGCGTTCGCGCTGCGCGGGCGTCTCCGCTCGCTCGTCGCGCTGCCGCATCGGGCGCGCTTCGACGCCAGCGCCTTCGCTGTCCTTGTCCTCGACCGTGTCGAGGGCGAAGAAGCTGTTGAGCAAGTACCGCCTAAGGTAGGTGGTCACCCGTCCAAGCTCTTGGATCCAGGTATCCCCCAGCTCCTTCCCCCCGCGCCCGAGGTCTTCGGGCCCCGGCACTCGGCACGAAGCCTCGGTGTGGAAGCACCCCCCGTGCCCTCTCACGATGAGCTCCACCGAAGCACGTTCGGGACCCACTGCCATCGGCATCACGAACGAAACGCCGTGCTTCGCCAGCGCCTTCTCGATCGCTGCAACCATGTCGCCAAGCGGGACGTAGTTGAACGTCCGCTGACCGATCATGCCCTTCGCGCTCTTGTCGAGCGGGTCGAACTCGAGCCGAGCTTGACCGATCGCCAAGACCAGCTCCTCGTTAGGAGTCCGGATAGGCGCCTGTACGGCGACCTTGGCGCAACCTAGAATATCTTCCGCCTCTGTCATCTGGTTTGTCCCTCCGCACGCGCTTCGGCGCGCATCTCAACGTTCGTCTTGCTGAGCAAACCCTGGCGCACCAGGTGTTCGATCGCATCGTCTCCACACACGTTCACCAGCTCTTGGATCTGCTCACGCAGAGCCCTGATGTAGCGGGCTGCATACGCCGCTTGTTCCAGCGGCTCTTGCGCAGCCCTCACGATCTCGACCGGCGTTCGCCGGTCTCGCTTGCGCTCCGCCGCCATCCCGTCCTCCTTCAATGACCGAAGATGTCCTCTAGCTCTTGCCAGGTCAGAAAGTCCGTCGCCTCCGTCAGATCAGAACGGAAGGTCGTCGTCATCCTCCGACTCGGGCTTGCGGCTTTTCGAGACCGCCTTGCGGCTGCCTCCCTTCGCACTCCCGCTCTTCCCCGTGGGCGGGCCGTCGTCTTCGAGCGCGCAAAGCACAGCGAACTGGCCTTCCTCTCCCTCAAAGGTCGATTCGCCGCGCCACAGGACCCTCTCGATCTTGCGCTTCTGCTTCTCGCCGGCCTTCGTCGTGACGACGACCTTGTCGCCCTCCTCGAACCCCTCCGCCTCATCCTGCTCGTCGCACAGAATGCGCGCGCCGAAATCCCCGTTCTTCAGTTTCGAATACTTTGCGATGTATCCCATGGATGTTACTTGCCTTTCCAGTTGTGCTCGCGCTTCCAGCGCTCGAGGTACGTCGGGTGGAACCAGAGCCCGCCGATCGGCTGCCGCTCCCCCCGCTCTTCCCTCTCGATGTATTCCCTAACTATACGGTCTTGATAGCTTGTGTCTAGTCTATTCGGATTAAAGATGGCCGAGAGCAGAAAGCCCACCACCCAGATCCCGGCCAATAACAGGAAGAGTAAGGCTGCCACGTCCGTGGCAGCTCCAAGCATCCACCCCATCCTCACCCTCCCTTCGCGCGAAGGCTTCCCCTGTCGGCATCTTTGTCACCTGGTTGCTCATGCAGTCGCATGCCGATGCAGTTCTTCCCCCGCATCCGGACAACAACCTCGTACTCTTCTTCGAATCCCGCTTCCAACTCCAGACGATGCCCGTCGAATTGCAGACCAATCCGCATCGCGGTGGCCTTAAAACCCATCTCCGGGTCAACTACTCTCGCCATTACGCCATCGCCTCCGTCACCTGGTTTTTGCCTGCTTCCTCCTGCCGCCTCGTGACGTACAGGTACCAGCGCAGCACGCGCCCGTCGCGCGTGTCTCCGCTCTCGCGCTTGAGCACGTAGCGCGCCCAATCCTGCAACGGCGCTTCTCCGGTCTTGCCGTCGTAGTGCCCGCCCTGCGTGTGGAAGCGCCACGCACCGCCCGCGGCCGTGCCGATGCTGAGCCGCGTGCGCACCATCTCGACCACGAGCCGGCAGCCGCGAGGGCTGAGCGGGTAGTGATCCCAGAGCGGGCGCGAGCAGTGCGCGCAGTGCTCGGGCTTGTCGGCGTAGACCGGCCCCGTCTCGAGCGCGAGAGCGCTCCCCCCGCGCTCGAGGAACAGCTCCGCGCAATCGGGGCAGTAGACCCAACCCCCCGCGCTGCGTCCGCAAGGCCTCACGGAGCCTCCTCTCCGTACGCGCGCCCGCTGGCACCAACGCGGCACGCCGCGCAGAACAAGCTCGGCGTGTCGTCGTGGTAAAGGCAGCCGCGTGCGCTCGACGCGGGCTCGGCGGGCTCGCCCTTCGGGCGTACCTGGCTTGCCACGATGCGCTCCTGATCGAAGAGCGCCGAAAGGCACTCCTCAAGCTCCTCATCCGTGAACGGCGACTCTCCGAGCTTCGCCAGCTCGCGGTTCACGCGCAGGCGATACGCCTCCGCCTCCGCGCGGGCATCGCGCTCGCGCTCGTCCTCTTGCGTCATCTCGAGCGCTGTTTTCACGGCAGCACCCTCCGGTCGCCCTGTGCGGGGATCGATGCCAGCGTGCTCAACTTGCGCGAGCCGATGATGCGGCCCTCGTCGTCGCGCACGACGTCCGCGGGCACGAACACGTCGGCGCGCGGCGGTTGGAGCGCGCTCGCGTACAGGTGCGAGACGACGTACCCGACGCCGGGCTGAGGCGGGGGCAACGGCTCCGGGTCTCCGTAGACCACGGCCACGAGCGGCACCGGCAGCCCCGAGGCCTCTACCGGGACCTCGCGCTGCGAGAGGCGAGGGCACACGCCGCTCGGCTCCAGCTCCAGAATCAGGGTCTCGCCGTCGTACAGGTGGATCGTGTGCGGGGTCATGTTGATGAGCTTCATGTCTTGGCTCCCTTTCGCTCGCTGCAGAGCAGCGCGCCGAGTCGTGGGGAGGCTTACCCGTGCATCGGGTGGCTGCAAGCCCACGGCTCAGCGCGCTGCCCGCGAGCAGCAGTAGGACGGCTAGGCACGACCCTAGCTCGGCCTCTTCGGTGGTGCGTTGCCACCTACTTCGAGAGCCGATGCGCACGCCTTTCCTGGGCGCCCCCGGGGCAAGCGTCGCACGTCCTACTGCTGCTCGCGCGCACTCGCTTATATCCTCTCGATGCGTTTGGACGCCATATGTTGCCGGCGCGCAGTGCGCCTGATCTCCGCGATGATACTATCCGGCAAGTCGTGGTCCCACCTGTATCTCCCTCGCCGCTCATCGTACACGAGCACCGTGTCATCCGGTAGCAGCTGGTAGCGCACACGGCGCTCCAACATGCTTCCGAAGACACGTGCTCGCACAGTGAAAACGCCGCTCATCATGGTGTCTCTCCTTTGCTGTCACCTGGTAATGCGCAGCCGCGCGGGGCTCGCCTTTGCGAGCCCCGCCGGGCCGAGCCTTACACGCCCATGAGCTGGCCGGCAGCGCGCTGCAGGTCGAGCTTGCGGTCGGGGTTGTCCTCGACCGTGTTCGCGACCCACGAGAGCGCGTTGGCGAACCGCAACATGGTCTTGCCCGGGGGCAAGAGCTTGTCCTCGGGGCTATCGAACATGATCTTGGCGGCTTCCTTGTCCGCCTTGGTGAGCTGCCTCCCGATCGTCTTCCACGCCGCTTCGAACGTGGTTTCCTTCTCGTGAGCCTTGCGAATCAGGCTCACGGCCTTCTCGGCGCCGTCGCCGAGGTAACCCCGCACGATGTCGCGCGTCAGCGAGACTGCGCGCGACGTGTCGGCAAGGTAGGTCTCGCTCGATAGCTCGATGTCCTGCGGCAGTTCTCCGCCGATGTGGCGTTCCTTGACGTGCGACATGCCAATCATGCCGTTCGTGCAGAGCAGCCGCAGCAAGAACGACGAGATGCCGAACGACCCGTTGCCGAAGTCGCTGTTGCGCCACGTCAGCCCCACCACGACGTACTCGCCAGGGAAAGCCTCGATCACGCGCGGCAGGATGACGCTCAAGCTCGCCCGCGTGTCGCTGTGCACCCCTTCGTACGGCACCGCTCCGACCGCCTTTGCGGCCCCGCAGAACGAATCCAGCAGGGGACGCGAGTCGAGCCGCCGGAAGCGCGAGGACAGGATGCCACGGGCCTCGCTGTCGACGCTGCGCACCAGCAAACGGCCCTCGGAGTAACCCGCATGGTCGTTCAGGATGCGCTGCAGCAGCGAGCGCCGCCAGCCAGCGTCTTCGCCCTGCACTCGGAGCGAGTCCGCGTAACCCTTGTCCACGCCGAGCCTCCCGAGAAGCTGCCCCCAGGCATTCGGGTGCAACGAGAGCGCCGCCGGCACGTCCGCTCGAGGCGACCCCCCGAAGCGCTCCGGGAAGTGACGCATGGCAACCCGAGCGTCGCTACCTACCTCGAAACCGAGAGCCGGCGTGTAGACAACCGAGTCGGTGGGCTGCACCCCGAGCACCTGTCGGATCGTGGGCGTTGCACGGCGGACACCAGCCGCGATCGCCTGCTCGAGTCGAGCATGAGCGATGGCGGAAGCGGAAGCGTGCGGACCGATGTTGGACTCCGAAAGGTTCATCATTGTGTGTCTCTCCTTATGTCGCTGCGATTGGCGCAGCGTGCCGGGCTCCCGTGGGAGCCCAGCCCGCCGAGTCATTCGATCAGGCGCCACCCGCCTCGCGAATGAGGCGAAGTGTGTTTGGGTTGGTGATCGGGCCGCGCTTGGCTGCCCAGCGCTGCGCCCAAGAGCGCAGCGGTTCGAGCCGTGAGCGTTCGCCCACGAGGATGCGTCCAGCGGGCGTCAGCCGGCCCGACTCATCCACGAGGCCCGCGCGTTCGGCGGCTTCGAGCTCAGCCGGAGTCATCGACCTCGAACACCTTTGCGGTGCTCCAGTAGCGATCGAATGCGGCCAAGCCTTGCCCATAAGGCATGTCGTACGGCTTGCCGAGCTCAGCAATCGGGGGGCACTTGCGGCGGGCCTCGAACGGCTCCGTTTCGGTTCCCCCGCGATGCTTGCCAAAGGTGCAACCGCAGTGCTTGCATATCAGCCCTAAGACGCGACTCTGAATCGAATCGGGGAGCGATATTGTGTCGACCGTGTGCAGGTACTCTGCCAGCAAGGGTGTCTCTCCTGGTTGTGTTGCAACGATGCAACGTGAGGCGTCCTCTGGATACCAGAGGACGCTTCCCGACGAATCGTTACTTCCACAGATACAGGTATCTGTTCTGTGGAGTACGGATGACGAGCAGATACCTAAAGTGCTGTTGCGACCAAGCGTAGCCGTGGATCGACCCGCCGCGCGCCCGCCGTCTACGCCGAGCGCGAACCTTGGCGTTCACAGTCCACACCTGCGAACATCGGGCTTGCCGGGCTCGTGAATGGTGACGCAGCGCTCGGGGTTGCCCACGTAGCGCACGCGCGGCGAAGCGGGCTGATAGGTGTCCGCGACTCGCGCGGCGCGCTCGCTCTTGGCTTCGAGCCCCGGAGCGGGAAGCAGCGCGATCAGGGCGAACAGGAAGGGAACGGTCATCATGGTGTCTCTCCTATCGTCGGATGGCTGCGATTGGCGCAGCGTGCGCGGCGCCACCCGAAGGTGGCGCCGCGACCGCCGAGTCAGTCGTCTTGCGGGGGAACGGCCACCCCTTGCTCACACGCGACCCGATAGGTCTCGTAAGCACGCGCCGTGGCTTCGTTGTGCGCGGCTACGGCCGCGGCGATCGCCGGCTCCGCAAGCTTAGCCGCGCGGTGACCCACTCGGCACCCCATCAGGTTGGCGTAATCGCCAGCCCAATTACTTCCGATCATCGACCCTTCCCGATAGTTTGCCTCCCGCCGCTCTGCAGCGGCCTCGATGATCTCGAGACGCTGAGCTTCGGCTCCCATCGAATCAACCGCCGCCTCGATGTGGCGGCATAGGGCCTCCGTGTAGGGGCCTCGTAACTCGATGCGGTTTTCTAGGATCTCGAACGAGACGGGCTTGGCGGCGAAGCGAAGCTGATTCAACCGAATTGCAGTCTCTGCGTTCATTGGTGTCTCTGCTTTCTGCTGCGATTGGCGCAGCGTGCCGGGTGTCACCTGATATCAGTGGCACCCGGACCGCCGAGTCAATGGCTTGCCGTCTCCCTTAGGCCGTGGCCTCTTAGGGCCTCTACGATCTGAGGCGGATAGGTCATCACGCCGTCTCGGAGCTCACAGCACAGCTCGTTAAGCGTCCGGCGGGCCTGACCGGCAAGAACGACGTCTCCGCGCTCTACACAAGCGGCAATCTCTGCCACTTGCGCCAAGGCTTGGCTCAGCTTCTCTTTTGTCACGGGTCTCTCCTTTGTCGCTGTCAATAGTGGTTGTTTCTCTCCGAGCGAAGCTCGATGCCAGCCCACCGAAGCGGGCCAGCCTCCAGATTCGTTCAGTCTTCGTGGAGCCAGTCGATCAGGCTCGACTCGGCGCCCATGGCGCGCGCGAGAGCGCGCTCGCCGTCGCGGATGGCCTGGTCGACGCGCTCTTGCGCCGAGCGACGGTAGGAGCGGCCCTGATAGCCTCCAGAGCGGCCTCGAACCGGCCGACGCCCGATGGCGCAGATCGCCATTGCCTCGCCCGTCTCGCGGTCCTGTCCCTCGAACAGCACCCGGTCGACCGTCTCCGTTTTCGTCTCCCCGCTCCGCTTTGTCACGAGGACCTCATCCCCTCGGCGCACGGTCGCGCCGACAACTCGGATCCCCCAGGAGCCATTCTTCAGCGGATGGTACTTTGCAGTCACGTTGTGTCTCTCCTTTGCCACACCAGGTGTTCGAGCGGCGCAGCTACAGGGGCCGCATGCGGCCCCCAAAGCCGGGTCGTTCGGTCACTTGTCAGCGCGCGCGGCGTAGCGGCGCGCGAGCACGTGGAGCGCGCGGCACACCAGCGCGGTTTCGAATGCCTCGCGGGCGCGACGGTCGTCGCCGGCGCGCCGGAGCGCGGAGGCGTGGTTGGCGGCGTTCCTCGCCACTTCCAGGTAGCCGTTGGCGGCTTCGCGGATCTGGTCTCGTGTCATCGTGTCTCTCCTGTCTGGCTGTCAGGCTCGGCATTGCCGGCCGGTGAAGGTGGCGCTTCCGGGCGCCAGGCGCCGACCACTTTAGGCAGGGTCGGCCCGCCGCACGCTGTTTATCGGTCCGCGTGACTGCGACCGCCCCGCTCTGTCGTGGGGGAACACGTGAGACTGTCCAAGGGCCGTTCTTCGCCTGTGGGGGCAAGGCCCCTCCGCCTTGGAGCGACGCTCCGAGCCGCTCCGCAGAAGGCCTGCAGGGCAGCTCGCAACGTCGGTCCGCGCTCGTCGCGGACTGGGCTCGACCGGTCACCGCGAGGGCTCCGTGAACATCCCAGCACCGCGCGAGCGCGCGTTGCTTGACCCGCCCCTGCTGGATTCTCACCAGCGCTCTTGGAGCGGTTCACGGCTTGCCAACGGCCCGTTATTCGCGCGCGGTAGTCCCATTCTTGCCCACCCCCCGCTTCTCGGTTCGCTCGGCCACTTGTCCAGGGTGTCTCTCCCTGGTGCCGAGTCTGGGGTGGTATCTCCGAGCCCGACTGGGTACGTAGCTCAGAGGCGGGGCCGACGGATTCCGTTGGCTGCCGTGCCCAGGTGTTACCTGCGGCCGGAGCCCCTATTTAGAGCCCCAACCCGGCCGCCATCGCGACCGGTAGTTAGTGTCTACCAAGTAATACGGCAGCTGTCCACTACTCGTAAGCTATCAGCAGGCTACTCGTGCGCTTTTCAGACAAGTGTTCAGTGGGGTGAGGCGAAGGGAGACTGACCGGCCAGCAAGTGTGAAGGAGAGGTAGGACCTGCAGAGATTGCGCGCAGGAATTGCGCGTGCGCGGGCAATCAGTACCCTGCTCGCTCGGCCAGCGTGCCGCTGACGCACACCCTGCTCGCCAGCGCAGTGTGGCACGCCGCTCACTCCCACCCGCCCCTACCTGCTCCCCCTGCCAGTGTGCCGCTGACGCACGCTTCGGCTGGCCGTCGCGGCCGGCGAGCCGCGGGCCGCGGCGCCGCTCCCCGCCCCCCCCGGGGACCCCCTGGGGTCCGGCCCCGGCCCCGAGAGGGGACGCCTCCCCCCTGAATTTAGACCAAAACGGGAGGCCCTGTTCCCCTCCGGTCCACCGTGTCCGAAGACTCACGACTCGCAGGGCTCGTGTTTCACGTGAAACGCTCGAGCGATGCGCCGCTTCGATATGACGCACTGCCGATACCAGAGGACAGAGCGCTTTCCGCGTGCGATTCCCGAGCGATTACGGTAGAATAGGGAATGCTACCCGTGAAAATTCGGGGTCCACGGATCCCCGACCCGAAGCCGCCTCCTGTCCACTCGGCCGGCATGTGGCTTCCGGACCACAAGCGGCCCGTTTCGGAGCGGACCCGTGAGCTCGCCTCCCGCGAGCGGAACGCTTGGCTCCGCCGGCTCGACGGGCTCATCCTCGAGCCCGAGTCGACCTTCGAGCCGAAGCCCGCCTTCGAGCGGGCTCACGCGCGCTGGAGCGACTCGAAGGGCTCCTCGCGCACGCGCGCCCGCGCGCGCGGCTGAAGGTCTCGGAGTCCCAGCCCGTCCTTCGGCCGCGCTGGGCGCTCCGAGCCCAGCGTATCGCGTCCCGTCGATCCCATCCGGGCTCGCCGGGCCCCGCCGAGGCCTACCGGTTCGAACCTCCCCGTTCGTCCCGGCCCGTTCCGGTCCGTGCCGAGCGAGGATGTTCTTCCCTATCGGCCTCCTTACCCGGGAGCGAAGCGACCCGTCCGAAGGACACGGGATGGACGCCTACCTCGGCGGTCGGTCCATCCCGACGCCGACACCCTGACGCCTATCAGCCCTTTAGCACCGCGCGTCGTTTGTTTTGCTCACTCGCCCAAGTGCTCGTTCGCGTGCGTCGCTCTTCGCTTCGCTCCGGCGCCGACTTCGTCGTCGCGCGCGACGCTAAGGAAAGCCACCAGCCCCATTATACCGAGGTCGTCAAACGCTCGTCAAACAGTGGCGAAATTCCCCTGCAAGCACGCGCAGTTACGCCCGCTCAGGCTCGCCTCTGGTTTGACCACTTTCACACAGTGTAATGTAGCGTCACATATGGTCATTAAGGAGTTCGTTGACGATCTTCTGGACCTCGGCGACGCTGCGGACGACGAAGACGAGCGCGCCGGCGGTGCGGAGGCGTTCGTGCTCGCGCGCCTGGTCGACGGAGACCCGTCCGGAGGGCTTCTTCACCTCGAAAAACACGGCTTTCCCCCCGATGACCGCGATTCGGTCGGGTGTGCCTGTGCGGCACAGGTGCACGAAGTGCCCTTTGGGGGTCTTCAGGAGCCCGGATTGGAGCCGGGTGTGCCAAATTCGCCCAGAATTGGCCTGAATTTCGAGAAAATCAGCGATTTTCTTGCTGATTTCGGCTTCGCTTTCCGAAAACGGGTTCCGCAAGGCCTTCGACTTCGGTCTTCCGGAGGATCTTCTCCCCGTCCCGCGCCCGAATCCGCCGGATGATGGCTTCTGCATGCCCGGAGGATAGCTTTTCTGCCGGGCTGGCTCCTACCGCGCGTGCAGCGGCCGAAACGCGCGCTTTCGAGACGCCAAGGGTCCGCGCGAGGTCGGCAACGGAGATCCAGCGCGCAGCCGAGCGCTGACCAAACTCCACCATGTGTTCCGCCTTTGCGTACCGTTAAGGTTTACCGTTTTGTCACACCGGGGCAAGTAGGCCGTTGCGGTTCGCCCCGTCGCATGTTACCCCAATCGGGACATGAGCGACGACTTGCCGGTGAAGCCGCCGTCGCAGCCGGCGGCGGTGGTGAAGAACGAACGCACGGTCAAGCTGGAGAAGCTGGCCGCGATGGAGGAGGGGGTGTTCGAGCGCTCGCTCGAGACGGTCGAGGGGGTGCTCGCGTGGTCGGACTACAGCCCGGAGGACTTCACGCCGGATGCGCTGTCGGAGGTTGACGAAGAGGAGCGAAAGAAGCGGCGGCTGGCGCAAGCGGGGTGGATGCCGGCGGGGGAGGCGCCGATCGGGATCAAGTTGGCGTCGCAGATCGTGGTCGGCATGGCGAAGGCGCGCGCGACGAGCGCGGCGGCTCAGAGCGGCGGGCAGCGCCCGGTGGTGCAGATCAACCTGCCGCCGCCGACGAGCACGAAGAGCGGGGATTACGGCGACTACGAGGTGATAGATGTCGATTGAGTTCGTCATTCCGACGGTGACCGATGAGCAGCTAGCGGAGGTGCATCGCGAGCTCGAGCTGCTCTTGGAGATCCAGGAAGACGCGATGCTGGACGAGCTCGAGCGGGAGCTTTGCAACGTGGGAGGGGAACGTGGGGTTGCTTGATACGTGGCTGGGGCAGTCGTTTCGGTGCGTCAACGATGGGCGCATGGGTAAGCTCGTAAAGGACGAGCGGGGCTTTGCGATCGAGCACGTCGACCGCGGCGAGACGCTGAAGGAGCGCGTGAACCAGCAGTCGCTGCTGCTGAACTGGACGAACGACCTGCGTCCGAGCAAGAAGCTGCTGGACGAGGAGATCGAGCGCGTGGCGAACGTCGCGGACCGCGCGCTGCAGGCGCTCGTGCGACACGAGCCGTTCCTGTTCCACGAGATGGCGGTGAAGGAACGTGGCGAGATTTTCGACGCGGAGTTTCACAAGCAGATCTGCCAATTCCTGAGGGAGAAGTACGATGAGTGAGAGACGCAAGAACCCGCCGCACACGGCGAAAGACGACCTGGCGATCGAGCGCGCGGCGCTCGAGCTCGTCGGGTATACGCGCGATGACTTCGAGGAGTGGGAGCGCCAGCGCGACGAGAAGCTTGTTAAGCTCAAGAAAGAGGGCTTCAGCTTGGGCGCGCTCGCTGCGGCGAGTGGCTTCCCGAAGACGTGCTTGAGTCGCTACCTCAGCCGTCGTCAACCTGAGGAGGCCCCGAAGAATGGATGATTGGCTCGAGGAGGACGAAGGGGCGCCTATCTATCGGACGGTGGTCGAGCTACCAGATGACGCAGCCGAGGTGATGAATGACGAGCGTGTTCAACGGTATATTCGGGAGAAGCTTCAGCCAACAGCGGATGAGCTGGACAAGCTCGCGAAGGCGTTCTTTTGCGCGGCGTCGCCCGCACCGGTGGAAGGGTACCTTCGTGCGCGAGCTACGTATGCTCGACAGCTGGCTCGGGAAGGTCTGAGTGCGTCGCAGATCTTGATCCAGCTGACGCCGAGCGAGAAGCAGATCCGAGACGACCTGGAGGGACCATGAAGCTTGTGATCATCGAGAGCCCGTTTCAGGGCGGTAAGCCAGAGAACTTGCGCTACCTGCAGCGCTGCATCGCCGACTGCATCAAGCGCGGCGAGAGCCCCTACGCGAGCCACAGGATGCTCACGGGAGCGCTCGACGACCTGAAGCCAGAGGAGCGCGAGCTCGGCATCAAGGCGGGCTTCGAGTGGCATCGCCGAGCGGACTTGATGGTGGTGTATGCCGACTACGGCATCACACCGGGCATGGAGCAGGGCATGCAGAACGCGGAGCTGTTGCATCTTCCGATGGAGATGCGGAAGATCGGAAAGAACGAGGGAGAAACATGAGCGATGAAGTGGTCGAGACTAAGAGGAGTGGAGCCGGAGACGTGGGCGCTGAAGGGGCTCAGGATCCGGAGGGCAGAGAAGGGCTGGCGCCTGTACGAAGCGCAGATGACATTGTTCGGGATTGGGCCGCAGGTGCCGAGCAAGTCGTTCGCGAAGCTATCGGCGGCGAAGCAGTGGGGCAAAGGGAAGCTCGAAGGCCTTTGAGCGATCGTATGCGCAGCTACGCCGAAGAAGCGGAGACGGCTGCGGAACTGAAGGCGTGTCTGGAGAGCACCGCGGTAGAGGTCGACGGACTCCTGGACTCCATCCAGGTTTTGCGTGGTCTAGCGGCAGGAAGGCAGATGAGGATCGATGAACTGACTCGAAACTTGCATGTGGCGGATGGGGAGATAGCTGCCGCCAAGAAGCAGCTCAGCGACTTGAAGAATATCAACACCAAGCTCGAGCGGCAGCGCAAGGAAGCGGTGCAGAACGAGGACAAGGCTCGGATGGCGTGGTCGCTCTGCCAGAGCGAGAATCGCGCGTTGCAAGCGCGAGTCGACGAGCTGCTTCGAGCGACGCAGGCTCGCCCAATCTGACCGATGTACTTCGACCGCAGCATCTATCAGCCGAGCGAGTGGGGGCAGCGCTTCCACACTTGCAACGTCGATGAGTTGCTCGGGGGCGGCGCAGCGGGGCCGGGCAAGAGCCTGGCCCTGCTGTGGGACCCGATCATCTGCCAAGGCGTCGTCGAGCAGGCTCGGGCGACGCAAGAGTTCCCGGTGGGCTTCCCCGAGTGGCTGGAGAAGCTCTGCCGGGAGTTCCCGCTCCGTCCGGGGATGAGCGAAGCGCACGCGCTGCACATGCGGCGCGAGTTTCCCGAGCACGAGGAGAACATAGCGCGCTCGCTGCGCATGTTCCGGCAGTGGGACCCGGACGCCGTTTACATCAAGGACGTTCACTCATGGGAGTTTTCGTCCGGGATGAAGTTCACCTTCGGGCACTGCCGCGAGAAGAAGGACTATGTCAAGTATCTCTCGAAGCAGTACACCCATGAGGGCTTCGACGAGGCGGGCGAGTTCGAGGAAGAGCAGTATGAGGAGCTCGACGGTCGCGTGCGCTCGGGCGACCCGATCTTGCAGGCGCTCCTGCGCACGCGCTTGTGCAGTAACCCATGGCCCGGGTGGCTGAAGAAGCGCTTCGTGGACATGGCGCCCGAGGGCAACAAGGTCTTCCGTTTCAGGGTGGTGGACCCGTCGACGGGGGACTTCAAATACAAGACGCGCATGTTCATGCCGGCGCGGCTCGACGACAACCCGGACAAGGTCTTCGTCCGCGACTACAAGTTCAAGTTGCTGTCGAAGCCGGCGCACATGCGCCGGAGGTACCTAGAAGGCGACTGGAACAGCGTCGAGGGCGGCTACTTCGACGACGACTGGAACCCCAACGTTCACGTCATCAAGCCGTTCAAGGTGCCGCGCGAGTGGCCGAAGTTCCGTTCGATGGACTGGGGTTACAAGGATTACGGGGTCATCGGGTGGTGGGCGATGGATCCGGATGAGAACATGTATCTCTTCTATGAGTTCACCTTTCGGCTCATGAAGGATCGAGACGTGGCCAAGCGCGTGGTCGAGCTCGAAAAGATGTTCGGCTTCTGGAACCGCAACCAGAACCGCTCGCGGCTCACGGGGGTAGCCGACACGCAGCTCTGGGAGGAGCGCGGCGACAGCGGCAAGAGCAAGGCGCAGGTGTTCGCCGAGGCGGGCGTGTTCTGGACGCCGGCGGACAAGGACAACCTGGAACGCCACGGGGAGCGGATCAGCATGCGCCTGCGCAGCTACGACCAGCACCGCCCGCCGGGGCTGATGTTCTTCGACAACTGCAAGAAGACCATCGAGGCCATCCCCGCCATCCCGGTCGACGACAAGGACTCGACCAAGTACAGCAAGAAGAGCCCCGTCAAGCACTGGGTCGACATGGTCGCGTACGCGGTTGCGCGCGCGAGCCGCGGGCGGCGCACCATCCCGATGGAGCTTCACGAGCTCGACATGCCGGACCGCTCCGAGGAGATGCTGGAGGACCTGAGCGAGGGGGGCATCGGACGGGTGGGCTATGGACTTTGAAAGGGCGATTTTCGTGAGCGGGTCGAGGGCATGGCCTTCGACTCCAGCGGTTTGGAAGGCGATTTCCGATTACCGGCCTTCGCTTGTGGTGCACGGAGACTGCCCGCATAGCCCTGACGCTTATGCTGAGCACCATTGCATTTCTCACGGGATCCCTTCGGTGAAGGTGCCCGCTCGTTGGATAGACGAGCGCGGGAGGCGAAATCTCTCTGCCGGTCCTGCGAGGAACAGGATGATGCTGGATTTGTTCCCGCAGATCCGGGTGGCGCTTGTTTTCCCATTCGGGGAAGCGCGGGGAACGAAGACCTTCATCGATGCAGCGCTGGTTCGCGAGCTTCGCGTGCTCGTATACTCGACGGACGGCAAGCGCAAGGAGCTGAGGAATGGCGATCGATTTGGCTGAGGGCAGGGCGCCCCGGGAGATGACGGAGGACCGCGAAGAAGAGGTCTTCGAGCTCGGGCAGGAGAGCGAGACGGAGGAGGCGTTCAAGTACGACGAGGAGACGCCGAACCTGGTGACGGTCTTCAAGAAGAATGAGGAGGGTCGTCAGGCGCTCAAGCGCATCGCTATGAAGGTGATCGAGGACCAGCGCCAGAGCTTCGAGGCGACCGAGAAGCACCGTCAGATGATGGCGGAGACGTGGAAGCTGTTCACCGGGCAGATCGAGAAGAGCGAGATGTTCCAGGGCCTCTCGAAGGCCCACGTGCCCATCCTGCTCGAGAACACGATCCGCATGGTCTACCGCCAGCAATATGAGCTGTTCGGCAACTGGACGCAGGTCTTTGGCGTCACGCCGATCGGACCAGATGACGAGAAGCTCGCGAAGCTGCTCACGTTGCACGGCAACTGGCAGATCCGGAAGAAGATCAAAAACTTCAAGCGTGAGATCGGGTACCGCGGCCTGATGATCTTCGACCTGTTCGGAGACTTCGCGGTGCACAGCTATTGGGACCCGGTCAGGCGCTGCAACAACCACGAGGTCCTTACGGCCGAGGATTTCGGTTGCGCTTACGCACACGTGTCGACCATGCCCGACTACAGCGACGTGCCTTGGCGCTGGAAGATGCTGCGGCTCGACGCGAGCGACCTGCGCAAGAAGGCGCCCTATTGGGAGGACGTGGACACGACGATCTCGCGCGAGCCGCCCGGGTGGGCGAGCGAGCAGGATACGCTGCTCGCCGACGAGGTCGAAAAGAGCGTGGGTCTCGACAAGACGTCGTTCCTGCGCGGGCAGTACCTGCTCATTCAGTACGAGGGTTGGCTGAACCTGCCGGGGCAGAAGAAGGACCGCTTCTGCCAGGTGATCGTGGACACGGCGACGCATACGGTGCTCTCGCTTCGCATCTACGAGCGCCCGGACCCCTACGACCGCAAGCGCTTCGAGCTCCAGCAGCAGCAGAAGCAGGACTGGATGCAGGCGATGATGGAGTACCAGCAGACGCTGGAGCTCCAGGAGCAGGTCACGCAGCAGGCGATGGAAGCGGCGCTGATGAGCCCGGACCCGGGCCAGGGAGCGACGCAAGCGGTGATGGCAGCGCGGCAGCTCGAGCAGATGCCGCCGCCCGAGCCGCCGCCGATGCCGGACTGGATGGGCGGCGACCCGGAGGCGGAGCCCGAGGAGCCGTTGTTCACGCCGATCCACATGTTCACCCACTTCGTGAACATCGAGCCCATCATGGGCACCATCGGCATGGGCACGGGGAAGCTGCACGCCGACCAGAATCTGATCGCGAACGCGGGCGCGCAGGCGTTCATCGACCAGGCGTTCTTCGCGAACTTCCGCACGTTCTTGGCGCGCGGAGACGTGCAGTTCGAGGACGGGAAGATCAAGATCCAGCCCGGCGCCGTCAACCGCGTCATTGGCTCTTCCGACATCACCAAGGACATACAGGCGCTCGACTTCGGGCAGGCGAACCCGCAGCTCCTGAACCTCGTGCAGATGATGACCGAGTTCGGCAACCGCGTGTCGAACACCCCCGAGGTGCTCTCGGGCGAAGCGGGCAAGAGCGGCGAGACGGCGCAGGGCTTGGCGGCGCGTCTCGAGCAGGCAACGAAGATGCTGAGCGTCCCCACGGGCAAGTATGCCGACGGCGTGACGCAGGTGCTCATCAACAACGCGACGCTCAACGCGATGTTCATGCCCGAGGAGGAGATGTTCTTCGTGAACAACCACGACCCGAGCATCTCGCATCTCGGTTGGCAGCACTTCAAGGTGCTCCGGGAGATGTACGATCGCCCTTACGACGTCGAGATCAGCGCAGACCTGAAGTTCGTGTCGACGGCGCAGCGCATCGCAGAAGCGGACGCGCTCGTGCAACTGCCGCAAGCGGTTCCGGCGCTGCAGCAGAACCTTGCGTTTCAGCGGTACGCCATCGTAAAGTCGCTCGAGGCGCGGAGCCGGTACGACTTGATCCCCCTCTTGGGGGGCGAGCCGCCGGTTCCGCAGGTATTCGGAATGCCGTCATTCCCGCCGCCCCCACCGCAGCCGGGGGCGCCGGGAGCGGGCGGTCCTCCGGTACCGCAACAAGGTGGCGGGCAGCAGCCCGCGGACGGCCCTGCGGGGCCACAGCAGAGAGGGACACCGAAACAATGAGCAAGCCGTATATTCCTGAGTTCGAAGAGCGAATTCTTCTTCATCTTCGGGCCATAGAGAATCTCGAACGGAAAGGACTTGTCATCCGGGTTGGTTTTGATGTTCGCCTTACGGATGCGGGTCGAGCCCACGCCGACGATTTGACGGAACGAACCAGGCGAAGGGTTCTTGATGACCTTATCGCCTTCGAGAACGACAAGAAGGCGAGTGAGCTGGAGAAGAGCGATGTTTGATGACGGCGAGAAGCTCGCGCTCTTCCGCGCGTACCTGGTCGCGCAGGTCAGGTATCGCTCGAAGCATGCCTTGGTTGCGATGGCGGCTGCGGATAATGCTGACAACGTGCCTGGCATCATTGCTGAGGCGAAGGTGGTTTACGTGCTCGAGGGATTCATCCGCGAGCTGGACGAGCTTCGTCGGAGCCCAGAGGAGTTCGTGAAGAGGTGGAACCTGAAGCCGGAGGCAACATGACGGAACGAATGTTGGAGTTGTTCAAGCATCGCAGGCTGGACGCTCAAGAGCAGGAGCTGGTCGAGGCTGTCCGCGATGGGTTTTCGGGGCTTGCTCAGTGGGTTTTAGAGTATGTCCCCTCCGGCCCCGAGCGCACGGTGGCGCTGCGAAAACTGCTCGAGGGCAAGGATGCGTCGGTGCGGGCAGTGATCTTCCCTCCGAAGGATGCGTCGGTGCGGGCAGTGTTCTTTCCTCCGAAGGAGACGAAGCATGGAAGCGACGGGATCTTGGAGAGTGTTGGCGAGCAGAGCCCGGAAGAGCGATTCGAGACTCTAAAGGCAGCGCTTGGGGCGGTGGGGGACGAGGGAGACGAGGAACGATGAGCATCGGACGAGACCAAGGGAGCCGGGGGCTGACCCCGATCTCCATCGGCGACCCGAACGCGGTGCAGAGCTGGCCGTTCAAGGAGCCCGAGAAGAAGAGCGCGTGGAAGCCCGAGGAGCTGAAGGCGCCTGCGGGGAATGGGGCCCCGGTTCCGATCTTCGCGCGCGACGACGAGCTGCGCAAAGCGCAGGCGTTCGAAGCGGAGCTCGAGGCGAACATGAGTCCGCCGGGCGCTCTGCATCTGCCGGACAAGCTCGAGGCGGCGCGGCTGAAGTGGAAGATCACAGACCGCGCTTTCGAGCGCATGCCGACCTTCGACCGCATCCACGTGGTTCAGGTCGACCTGATGAAGCTCCTTCGCGAAGGCGACGAGAGCGCGTACTTCCCGGGGACGACGATCTTGCGTCCCGGGTTGACGGTGCGGAAGGAGGAGGAGGGGTGCCACATGGGCATCCTGATCGGGGCTGGCTTGTCCGCCATGGACAAGCTGCTCTCGCACGGGATCGAGGTCGGCGACGTTGTCGGCTACGTGAAGCTTGCGCCGTTTCGTCACACGTACTTCGTGGGCGAGCACGGGCACAGCTACTACCTGGTGATGAACGTAGGCGACATCACGTGCGACGAGACGCTTGGGCGTGACGTGATCCAGGGCAGGGTGAAGATCCGAGACGAGGGAGGCGAGGATGGCTACTGCCACCAAATCGCGGGCAAGAAGAAGCGAAGCGTCTTCGCGACCGACCACTGGTGATCGGCGCCGTGCCCGCGTCTTCATCGTCTCGCTCGAGAAGCCTTGCGAGCTGTGGGATGGCTGGGTTCACAAGCGCGACGGGTATCCCATGAGGAAGCTGAGCATCGACGGGAAGCGGCGCAACGTGCGGGTGCATCGGGAGGTGTGCATCGAGACCTACGGCCCGCCTCCCCGGGGGAAGCCGGAGGCGATGCACCTGTGCGGGGTGCGGACGTGCGTCGAGCCGACGCATCTGCAGTGGGGGAATCGCTGGGAGAACGAGCAGCACAAGAAGGTGCACGGGACGGTCGCGAAGGGCGAACGGAACGGGCGCGCGAAGCTGAGCCTGACGCAGATCGCGAGCATCAAGAAGAGCAAGGGGAAGGTGCCGCGCAAGGAGCTCGCGGCGAAGTTCGGGGTAAGCCCGCAGCAGATCTCGAAGATCTGGCTCGGCAGAAGGTGGAGTAGCTAAGCATGGCAATCGGAAGCGAAGAAGGCGTGTTCGAGGTCCCCAAGGGGGAAGACACCGTCATCCCGTTCTCGGATGACGTCGAGGAGCAACAAGCAGACGCGGCGGGGGACGACCCGGACCCCGACGAGCCCGGTATCACCGAGGACGTGAAGAAGAGCCGCCGCGCGCGCCGCGCGGAGCGGCTACGCGAGCGCCTGCAGAAGGGCGAGGAAGCGCAGCGGCAAGCGGAAGAGCTTCGGCGCCAGATCGAGGAGATGCGCGCGAACCAGGCGCGGCTCGAGGGGCTGGTGCAGGGGCGGCTGAGCGCGCAGCCGCAGACGCCGCAGCTGGACCCGTACCAGCAGAAGCTGCAGCAGATCGAGGAGCAGCGGGAGATGTACCGGCTGCAGGCGGCGCAGGAGATCGAGGAGAAGAGGTGGACGCCGGAGCGCAAGGCTTACTACAACCAGATCGGGGACCGCCTCGACCAGGAGCGCGTCAACACGCTCGTCCAGCGCCAGCTCGCCCAGCAGCTCCCGCAGCTCCAAGCGCAGGTGCAGACGACGGTCGCGGCGAACACCTGGGCGAGCCGCTACCCGGACGTGCACACGAACGAGCGCGCTCTGCGGTGGGCGAAGAGCAAGTACGAGCTCGAGATCGCCGAGGGCAAGCCGCCGACGCAGGAGACGATCGAGCGGGTTTACGAGGAGACTCGGGCGAAGTTCCAGACGGGACCGAAACCAAAGCCGAGCGCGAACGAGCGGGCGCTGTTCGAGGGCATCCCGACGCAGGGCAACCAGAAGAGCGCGGGTCCCGCGAAGGGCTCGGGCATCAAGATGACGCCGGAGCTCAAGCGCATCGCGCGCGCTGCCTACCCGGGAATGGATCCGGAGCAGGCGTACAAGAAGTGGGTGCAGACGACGGGCAAGAAGCTTCGAGAGGACGGCATCCTGTGAGCGACACGATCATCGGCACCTGTGGGCGGTGTGGGGGGAGCGTGACGGTGCCAACCGTTTGGATGGGCATCATTCCGCCGACTCCGACGTGTAGCTCGTGTGGATGTGTGGCGGCTTCAGATCCGAGCTTGCCGGTTTTGCCGATGCGAGACCATCCGAAGCCTCGAACGGGAACGAACTCTGATCCGCTGGGGTCGGGAACGTTGAGTAACGTCCTGTCAAACGAAACGAGTCCCGACCCCATGGAGTCGCTACGAAAAGCGCTCGCTCGTGTCGAAGAGGCCGAGAAGAGATGGGAGCGCATGACTGCCCTGCTCGACAAGCTCGACTCCGAGAAGGCCTGAAAGAAAGCGGCCCCCGGTAGCGACAGCTACCGGGGGCCTTGTGACACCAGAAACCAGATCGAACGAAGCAGATCACCAAGGCACCATCGCCGTGAAATCCATGGTTTCACGAAGTGCAGGCCCAGTCAACCCTCATTCCCCATTGCCTCACGGCTCCCTCTTGACTGGCTACCTGTTCCGTGTGAACCTCTTGCCACACGCTCCGCCTGAGCAGGGTTGGTGTCTCTCCCCTGCTCGGCGGGGCCTGTCCCCCTAACCCGGGGTAACGACGGCCGATGCCCGACGGACCGTTTGCTTCAGGGCGGAGAAGCAGACGTGGTTCGAAAAGCAGGGGTTGACATCGACGAATTGGCGGCCGTGCCCACGGCGGAGACCGTGGTGAGCGCGAGCGGACGGCGGAGGGAGGACCCCGCGCCGCGCCCGACGGACGCGGTGACGCCGCAGGGCCGTCTCGTGAAGAAGGACCCGAACAAGCACTACGTGTGGGTGTCGCGGTCAGGAGATCCGACATTCAATATCGGGTCGTATCTCGCGAAGGGCTACAAGTTCGCGGAGTACTCGCGCGACGAAGCGCAGCCGATGATCGGGTGGCAGGAGTTCCAGGAGGGCGACCGCATCGAGAGCGTGGGGAGCATGCTCATGTGGTGCCCGAAGGAGCACAAGGAGATGCTCGAGCGCGAGGGGCAGAAGCGGGTGGACGCGATCGAGGCGACGATCAAGCGCCGCGACATCCCCGCCGACAAGATGACCGCTGAGGAGCGCGCGGCGTTCCGGCACATCCGCACCGAGTCACACGGCGACGATAACCGTCCGATGTGGGAGTTCTGACCGCGCGTAGCGCGTAGCAGGAGAAGGACTTTTGGCGAATCAACATCGATACGGGTTGCGCTGGGTGCGCAGCCTCAGCGGGGCGGAGCAGCCGCAGATTCTGCGGTTTCCCGTCTCGGACACCTACCAAGCGACGACCATCGTTGGCGCGGGCACGAACGTCAACCTGAACGTGGGCGATCCTGTCAAGCTGGGCGAGGACGGCTGCATCAAGCTGGTCCAGGCGGGCCAGGATCAGGACGGTGGGGCGAACACGGACTCGGATGACTACATTTTCGGGGTCATCGCGGGCTTTGAGCGGACGTGGAACGAGTCGCAGGGCGTTCCCGAGCAGAAGAGCTACGTGCCCGGCGGGACCGACTATGCGGGCGGGATCGGCGGCGACCAGGCCCCGATCGCGCTGGTGATTCCGGCGGCGGGCAACGTCTTCGAGATCGATGCCGACGCAGCGTTGGCTACGCCCACGAAGGCAGGCGCGCTTGCCCAGGTGGGGCGTACTGGGCGCATCGTCTACAGCGTCTTGAGCTCGGGCGTCGTGGGCGCACCGAAGGCGAACCCGTTACTCGACATCTCGGTGGTCGAGGCCGGGGCTGGCGGGGCTGACCAGAATCAGCTCGTTGTCGTCGGGCTCGGAGCCAAGGGCGACGCGATGGACTTCACCGCTACGAACGTGACCTTCCAGGTCATGGCGACTGCCGTTCAGTTGCACCCGGCGCCGGACACCGTCTACGGGGCGAACGTCGAATGAATAGGCTCGCTTCGCGCTGCCTCCTCGGTGTGCTCCTCGTGGGCTGCACCGGGGAGAACGTCGACGAGGCGTTCCTCGCGACGCACGGCGCGGTTCTCGCGCGGGTGGATTGCTTGTGGGAAGGCAGCCCTCCGTTCTACCGGTACCAGGCGATCATGTTCTTGGACGGGAGCGTGCAAGCGCAAGCCACGATTGGCTCCTCTGTGGAGTTCTACGAACGGGGCAATCCGGCTCGCACTCGGGGCCAGGTGAACATCGAAATCGCCGGGCAGACGGTCTGTGCTCGCAAGCACGAGCGAATTCTCTATCAAGAAAACGGAGAGCTGGTTCTGGAGAAGTGCGAAGGGAACCCGGGCACTTCTAACGTACAGCACGTAATCGACGTCGACACCGAATGCTCGGGTTTCAACAAGCACCTCTTCGACTGAAGGGATAGCAAAGAGATGGCGAATCAGATTTTCACCAGCGTGGCCTTTCACGGCCTCAAGAAGACGCTGGAGGACATCGAGACGGACGACCACGGCGAAGAGGGCAGCAAGGCTGTCTTCAAGCGGTGGATGGACGTCCGCAAGATGGAGGATAATTACCTCGACTTCTACGAGATCGCGGGCACCGGGCTCGCGGGCGAGAAGCTCGAAGGCGGGTCCTTCCCGCTCGGCGGCATCATCGAAGGGCCGCTGACCCGCTTCCGCAGCCGCACGTACGGGCAGAAGATCGTGGCGACCCAAGAGGCGCTCGAGGACTTCAAGTACGACAAGATCGTGATGGCGGGGAAGCGCAACAACCGCTCGATCTGGAAGCTCGTCGACTTCGACGCGACGCTCATCCTGGACCGCGCGACGAACAGCGCGTACGTCGGCGGCGACGGGCAACCGCTGTGGAGCGAGAACCACACGATGCCGAGTGGCGACACGTACAGCAACATGCTGGCGGAGGCCATGAGCCCGTCGAAAGCGGCGCTCGTGATCGCGGTCGCGCAGCTCATGCAGCAGCGTGGGCATGACGGCCTCATCGACGGGACCGAGATGAAGAAGGTGGTGGCGCCCGCGCAGCAGTGGGCGATCTGGAAGGAGCTCTTCGGCTCCGACAAGGACCCCACCCCCGGCTCCTACAACGCGATCAACGTGCTGAAGGAGTTCGAGCCCGAGGTGGTGATCAACAAGTACTGGACCTCGACCGAGACCAAGTGGATGTTGACCACGGACGTCGACAACGGGCTCATCTGGTTCTGGCGCGTCAAGCCCGAGAGCTCGACGTGGGTCGACAACGACAAGACGGCCATGAACTACGCCATCCGCGCCCGCTGGGGCCGCGGCTGGGTGAATCCGCGGGCTGTGCTCGGGGTGGACGCCTAAGATGGCCGGCAAGGGCTACTGCCCGCCGGGCTCGAAGCGGGGCAAGGGCGACAAGCCCATGCCCCCGAAGAGCTCCAAGGGCGGGAAAGGCAAGGGCAAATGAGCAGGACCAATCCTTCGGTCGCGCCGTTCTTCGCGAACCTGGCGGCGATCGCGACCCCCTTCGGGACCACGGTCGCGCCGGGCGCGCGCGTCGCGGCGTACGTCCGCGCGACGCCCAAGAGCGACGACCCGGACTTCGTTCGCGAGAACCGGGTGGCCTCGATCAACGAAGGCCTCAAGCGCTGCCGCGAGGGCATGAACGATATCGTGTATGTCCTCCCGGGGCACACGGAGACGCACTCGAGCTCGGGCGACATCTGGCCCGACAAGAAGGCGGGCTCGGTGGTCGTGGGCCTCGGGCGACCGGGGTCGACGAACGCGCCGCGCGTGACCTTGAGCCACACGGGCGCGAGCATGGCGCTCGACGTGGACGACTTGGTGGTGACGGGTCTGGACATCCGGAGCGCGACGGCAGCCGTGACGGGCGCCGTCGTGGTGACGGGTGACGGCTGCGTGATCGAGGGCTGCAAGATCGCGCTCACGGGCGCGCTCGGTGCCAACCCCGCGATCGCGGTGACGGGCGCGGCGGACTTCCGCCTCGCGCACAATCACATCGTGGCGAACAGCACGGACCCGATCGTCGAGATCACTGGGGCGACCACGACGGACATGGAGATCGTCTACAACTTCCTCCGCCAAGCGCAGGGAACGAGCGGTGGCGCAGGAATCAGCGTCGCGAGCACGGCGGGGATTTCCGGTCTCATCGCGCACAACGTGTTGAAGACCGCGACGGGCACGGCCGCGGGCGGCATCCTGACGGTGGGGGCCAACGCGGCTCCGACGGTGGGGGTGTTCCAGAACTTCGCCGGCGACAACGCCGCTGGCAGCGGCGCTCTCGAGCCCGCAGTAATGACGCTGGCGTAACGGAGGTATCCATGCCCGAGAAGTTCAAGAAGGCGGCGGTGTTCGTCGCCATTGCGGCAGCGAGCGCCGTCCTCGGCGCGCTCCAGACGTTCTACGGCGTCGACCTGGGGCTTTGCCCCGAGGTTCGTCCGATCGGACCCGTCGAGGTCCGTGTGGGCGAGACGGTCGTGAGCGATGGAGGCGCCCAGTGATGGAACGCGCGCAGTGGCTCCTGAGCTACCTGCTGGTGCTCGTGGTGGTGCTCGGGAGCCTCGGCTCCACGAGCTGCACCCCGGCGCAGCTGCAGAAGTTCGGGGACGTGGTGGGCGAAGTGGTGGACGTCCTGGACGTGCTGTGTCGCGAGCGAGTCGAGCTCCGCCCTGCGCTGGAGGCGCTGGAGGCAGGAGATTTGCCGCTCGCGGTGGCGCTCGTCAGGGGCTACGTCGCGGAGCACACCGGGGACGAGCGAGCGACGGCCCTCTTGCATCTTCTCGAAGTGGAGCTCCGCGCCGCGGGGATGACCGCGGCCGAGCTCCCGAAGTAAAGAGCAGCCTCCGAGCAATCGGAGCCGGCCCCCGGCGGTGATTGGCGGTGTCCCCCTCCCGCTAGCATCGTCGGGGGCTGTTTTTTTTGGAGAGGACTGATGGCTCGCACGATCCCTAGGACCCCCCGCAAGGGCGACTACCTCTCGCGGTGCGACGACTGCGGTCTTCCGTACCTGCGGCGTGACCTGCGGCGGGGGAGCGACGGCAAGCTTCGGTGCCCGGTGGACGCGCCCGGGCGCAATGAGATGGAGCTCGCGCGAATCAGCGCCGAGGACGCGGCGCGCGCGGCGATGACGCGGGACACGACGCCGGCGGACGGCGCCTATCCGCTCGAAGGCGCCGATGGACGTCCGAGCGTGAACGACTATCATGGGCCCATCCGGCGCATGACGGCGGACGAGGTGTACAACGGCGACGAGCCGACGACGTTCGACCAGGGGACAGGTGCACGATGAGGGTCGTAGAATTCCCGAAGCCAAAGCCAGCTGCGAGCTTGATCGAGGCGGTGGATGAGCTTCGCAAAGGGGTGGAGAGCGGAAAGGTCAAGGCGGTCGTGATTTTGGTCGCGGACGAGGATAGCGAGCTCGCCTACTCGGAGGGCGGAGAGGTCAACTTCCCCACGGTGCTCTTCCACTTCGAGCTCTGGAAGAAGGACGCGATCTACCATGGCGGCTGAGATCATCGACCTAGAGACCTGGCGTGCGGTCTGGATCGTCGTGCGCGAGGCATGCCGCGCGTGCGGGCACCGATCGGTATCCATCGTGCACGGGAAGGCCGACATGGATCGGCTGGAGTGCTCCAGATGCCACGAGATGGCGAGCGGGGTGACGCACTGGATCCAGGAAGACGGATCGTCTGTCCCCCGGTTGGATGAGGCGAAATGACCGAGCTTGCGCGCACCGAGTTCCTGCCGACGCAGGCGCTGTCGATCAACCAGCTCATCCTGCTCGCGTACAAGCAAGCGGCGCTCGTGCCGCTCGAGGCGACGCTGTCGAGCGCGAACATGGTGCCGAAGCTCGAGTTCGGGCGCCAGCACCTGGACCTCCTGCTGCCGACGCTGCATCTCGAGGGGCACCTGGTGCAGACGCAGATTCTGCACACCGAGCTCGTCGAGGCGGGGGTTGCGGAGCTCAAGCTCCCCGGGCACATCCTCGACGTGAGCGGCTCGGCGATGTGGGTGCAGACGCCTGCGGGCGTCGAAGATCCGGTGGAGACGACCACGACGGGGCTCGAGCTGTACGTGTCGCAGGTCGACATCGAGACGTGGCACGTCCAGACGAACAAGGAGCAGCAGAGCCCTTACCCGCTGATGTACGCGGCGCAGCGCGATGGCGGGCAATGCCGAGTGCGGCTGTGGCCGGCGACGAGCGAGCGCGGGCTGCTCCGCTTCAAGGCGGTGCGGCTGTTCGCGCGGGCGGCGGACGGCAAGGGCCCGCCCGACCTGCACATCTACTGGCAGGACTGGCTGGTGCACGCGCTCGCCGCGTCGCTCGCGCAGGCGAGCGGGATGCCGCGAGCGGACGTCATGATGCTTCTGCAGATGGCGGAGGCGAAGAAGGCTGCGTGCACCCGCTACGGCAAAGAGCATCCACCGCAGAGGGCGGTGATCACGTGGAGGCCTTGAGAAGGGCATGAGGAGTGAGGCATGAGGCGTGGAAGAGCTAAGCAGATCGGGGACGTCAAGCCGTGGCACGTTTGGGCGATGGAGCTTCGCCCGCTCACGTGGACCGAGCGCTGGCAGGTGGGCTTCCACCGCTGGCTGAACGAAGAGCAAGCGTGGCCGCTGCCCGTGCCGCAAACGGATGACCGCTTTTGGCTCGTCAACAATCCGACCGGTGCTCTGGCTGCCTTGCTGCCCTCGGGGTGAGTGAATGCCCTCGGCACCGATCCCGTTCGGGCCTCTCCTCGAGACGTCTTCGGACCAGATCTCCGGTGGCTCGCCTGAGGCCTTCAACGTCCTCCTCGACGCCCGCGGCACCCTCCGCAAGCGTCCCGGGCTCCGCGCGTACACGGGTGTCGCTCCCGCTACTTCCATCGACGCGAACGGGGTGCTCGGGCTGTACGTCACCGACAAGCGCGTCGCGCACACGTCTGGATCGGCCATCGTCAGCGGCGAGCACCCGGGCGTCCTCTACGCCGTCGGAGCCACCGTCAACGCCTCGGGCGACGACCACCCCCGCGGGCGGAACGTCTACCGAGTAGCGGGCGGCAGCGCCACCCTGCTGACGGGCACCGCGGACGAGGACCGTCTTGCCGCCGACGCGCTGGCGACGACGCGCGCGCCGCGTCCGCAGTTCGTCGAGACCGAAGCGCTGCTCGTGATCGCGGGGGGCGCTGAGCCCGCGAAGATCGACATCCGCCCCGAGACCTTCTCGGCGCCGAACTTCACGACGAACGCGGACTACCACGACATCTCGTTTCTCGGCGGCTGCCCGCCGCTGTCGAGCTTCGTTGTCACGAACAGCTCGCGGCTGCTCATGAACGACACGCAGCTAGACCAGACGAAGATCCGGTACTCCAGCATCGCGCAGGGCATCGTCACCACGACGGGGCACGAGACCTGGGACCCGAGCCCCGGCGCCGCCGGCTTCGTGACGGCGGAGGCCAAGAGCGACGCGATCGTCGCCTTCGCCGAGAACACGAACGACATCTACGTGTTCGGGCGCCGCAACCTGCAGCTCTTTGCGCCAGACCCGAGCACGACGTTCGCTCCCACCGTGACGCTCGAGCTCGGCTGCGTCGCACCTTACTCCGTCGTCAAGACGGACGACGGCTTCGCTTGGGTCGACCACCAAACGCGCATCGTCTCCAGCAACGGGAACGAATGGAATGATCTCGGCGCCCCCATCCAGGAAACACTCGACGCGCTTACGTCACCAGAGGACTGTTACGGCTATCGCTACAACGAGAGCTTCGCCGACTGCTACGTCTTTCGCTTCGAAGCGGACGAGCAGACGCTCGTATGGCAGGCCGGCGTGGGTTGGGCGCGTTGGGCCCAGCTCAACGAGCTCACGGGCGAGTGGGAACAGTTCCCCGTCCTCTGCCACCACCAACGCCCCGATGGCGGTCTCAACGTGGTGGGATTGGAAGACGGGACGATCCGTGTTCTATCACTCGACGCCGACACAGACCTGGGCACCACCATCGTCGCCCACGTCCGTACAGGTTTCATCGACCGCGGCAGCGACATTCGAAAGCGGTGCCGTGCTGTGCACCTGACGTTCAAGCTGCCGCCGAACATGACCCCGGGGACCTGCTTTTTGGAGTACCGAGATGACCTCTCGGAGGAGTGGATGCAGATCCCCCTGCAGCTCTCGACCGGGGACGGGAACCTCACGCCAACCATTACGGTCCGCTCCCTGGGGGTGTACTATCGGAGGCAGTGGCGCTTTAGGTTTCCCGAAACGGGAGACTTGAGGCTCGTGCGAGCGGTCGAGGACTTTTCGATCGAGGAACAAGAGTAATGGTCTGGGACAAGCTCAAAAAGTTCGGAGGCGACGTTATCGCCGTCGGGACCCTCGGGCTCGCCGGCAACGAGAACACGCGCGCGGCGCTCCCGCTCGGCAAGGTGACGGGGGCCAAGCCCGACTCGCAGAAGCGGCTCGAGGAGACGCAGCGGCGGCTCGCCGCCGAGCAGGAAGCGCGGCTCGGGGAGATGCGCCAGGCGCACCTGCAGAACCTCGCCAACCGGCTGATGGCGTTTTCGCCGATGAACAACCACCTGGCGGAGCGCATGGGGCCCGGGGCAGCGTTCTCGCCCGAGCAGATGGGGCAGCTCGCGGCGAGTCCCTTTGGGGGCCCGCAGGCGTCACCGGAGCTGCAGCACTACATGAGCCTCTCGCCCGAGCAGCGGAAGGTGGCGCACACCCTGATCGGGCGCGGGTCGGGGCAGGACACCCTGCAAGCGTGGGGGCTCGGCGGCATGTCTGCTGAGCAGATCACTGCCCTCGAGCAAGAGCGCGCCGCTTTCGAACAGCAACGCCAGCAGGAAGAGCAGCGTCGCGCCATGGTCGCCGGCGCCTTCCAGCCTCCCCAGCAGCAACAAGCTCCCTTCCAGTTTGCTCCCCCTCTGCAGCGCAGGTGACCCGTGGCAACCCAGCAACCCCCGCCCTTCCAGCCCCGCGGCGCAATCTTCGGCGCCGACCCGAACGCGCGCACCGCTGCCGGCCTCACGCCGCTCGAGGCGGGGCTCAACGCCGGCACGGCGCCGACCCTGCCCGGCAACTACCGCACGAGCGGGCTTCCTAACCCGGGCGCGGCCGCCTTCGACAGCTCGCAGCCGGTCACCCGCGGAGCGGGCGGCGCGGGCGCGAGCGGCATGCAGTACCCGGGCAACAACTACACGACGCCGGGCTACAGCGAGCAGGCGTTCATGCAGACGCAGGATCTGCTGCTCAACGACCCGTGGCAGCAGCAGATGCAGCAGCAATACCAGATGACGCAGAACCCGACGCAGGGCGAGGCGTTCATGAACAGCCAGCTCGGATCATTGTCGGGGCCCGGGCAAGGCAACCAGTACTGGAACCAGGTGCAGGGCCAGTTCTCGGACCCCTTCGCCGGCGAGCAGTTCGCTCGCCAAGCGACGCAGCAGTTCGGCGCGACGGGGCAGGCGAACGCATTCAACAGCCAGCTGCAATCGCAGTACGGCGACTTCGTGAACTTCCAGGGCCCCCAGAACGCGCAGGGCGCGCTCGGGCGCTCGCAGGCGGAGCTCGGCGGCGGCACGGCGGCGGAGTCCAACATGGCGGGCATCGCCGGACAGTACGGAGCGATCGGGCAGTACCAGGGCGGGAACAACGCTCTGGGGCAGTACCAGCAGAACGCCGCGAGCGGGCCGCTCGCGGGGCAGCAGTTCTACGACCAGGTTGCCGGCAGCTACGGGGAGCTCGGGCAGTACGGGGGCCCGAACCGCGCAGCATCGCAGTACGAGCAGACGCAGCAAGCGTTCGGGGACCTGCCGATCGCGGAGTTCGACCCGTTCTTCGACCGCGCCATCCAGCTCGGGACGCAGATCTACAACCAGGACGCGGCAGGGCGCGGCGTGTACGGCTCGAGCGAGGCTCTGAGCGGCGTCGGCAACATCGTCACCGACCTGAACGCGCAGCGCGCGCTGCACAGCTTCGACGCGGAGATGCGCCGGGCGCAAGAGCAGCGGGCGCGTCAGCAGCTGCTCGGCGAGCAGGCGCGCATGGGAGACCTGAGCGGGCTCGACGCTTTCAACGCGAACCTGGCGGGGCTCAACACCTTCGGCAACCTGGCGCTCGGCGCCGGCAACCAGACGCTCGCGCAGCAGGACATGCTGGGGCGCCAAGCGCGGGACGCCGACCGCACGGGGCTCGAGGCCTTCGACGCGAACCTGCAGGGAGCGCAGACGTTCGCGAACATCAACCGCGACATGGGGCAGCTCCAGCTCGACAGGAACCGCTTGCTCGGAGACCTCGCGGGGCAAGCGGATCGCACGGCGCTCGACTCGCAGGGCTTGCGCATCCAGGGCGCGAACACGCTCGCAGGCGCGGCAGCCGCCGCCGACGCGGCGGACCTCGGGCGCTTCAACGCGCGCACCGGCGCGATGCTGGACGCCGACCGGATGGGGCTCGACCGCATGAATAGCGGGATGAGCAACGCGCTCGCGCTCGACGCAAACCAGCGGGCGAACTTCGACAGCCAGATGCAGGCCGCGAACAACGCAGCTCAGCTCGGGCTCGACCGCAACCGGCTCGGCGCGGACATCGCGTCGCAGGGCAGCTCGCAGGACCTGCAGCGGTTGCTGGGGTACAACCAGGTGGCGCAGGGGGCCGAGGGTCAGAGGCTCGGGCGACTCGGGCAAGGCGACGCCCTGATGTTGGGGTCACAGAACCAGATCCAGGGGCTGCTCGCGGGCGCTCAGGAAGCGCTGATGAGCGGCGACCGGGCGGAGTTCGAGAACTACTTCAACACCCAGATGGCGCCGGCGCTCGAGGCAGCGGGGTGGACGAAGGACCAGATCGCGTCGCTCTCGCAAGACCTCCAAGCGGGCACGCGCTTTTCGACGATGGGGTGAAGCATGGCGCTAAGAGTCGAGGACATGATCAGCATCGGGCGGACGGGGCCGACGGCCTCGCCGTTCGCTGCTGCGCTGACGGGCGTCACCGAGGGGATGCAGATCCGGCAGCAGAACGAGATGCGCCGAAAGCAGCTCGAGATGCAGAAGGCTCAGCTCGACCAGCAGCGTGCTCACCAGGAAGCGCAGCTCGCGCTGCAGCGCCAGGGGCTCGGGCTCAAGCAAGCCGCCGCCGATCGCAAAGCGGAGCAAGCGCGCCAAGCTGCACTCGACAAGAAGAATCAGGAGAACCTGGAGCTCACCACGAAGTTCAACACGGCGATCGCCACTGGTGACATCGCAGGTGCCGAAGCCCTCATCCCCGAGATGGAAGGGCGCGGCATGGCTCTCGTGCGAGAAGGCGACGAGGGCGGGATGCCGAAGTATCGCATCTACCAGGACCGCAAGGAGCTCGAGCAGGAAGAGCAGGAGCTTGCGCGTCAGCAGAAGGCGGCTGCCGCGAGCGATGTGCTGCCCGAGTCGGTATCCGTCCAGCGTGGCGGGAGCGTGGTCGACGCGGGTCGCGCAACTGAGCTTCGCACGGGACCGGCGCGCAGCGCGCTCGAAGCCGCCGGCGAAGCCTTCTCCGACGAAGAACGGAGGCGCCAACACCAGGCGGCAGCCGACGCTGCCCTCAAGATGCCGGGCAGCGCGAAGGACCAGCTCGACGCCTACTCGACGTTCTTTGCCGAACCGAGCAAGGACTACCGCGGGCGGCAGAAGGGTGAGACGGACCTTCAGATCGCTCGCGAGAACCGAGCTCAAGCCCAGGACACCCGCCAGAGCGCGACGCACATCCAAGGGATGCGCGACGTTGGTTTCAAGCGGGCGAAGGAGGGCGCCGAGACGATCGACCTGCCGAGCTACGGCGACACGAGAAGCGCGCTGTCGACGGCGCGCGAAGCGCTCAGCAACAAGAGCTCGGCGGACGACTACCTCGCCGGCTCGCTCGTCTCGCGTTCGGTGGGCAGCGAGAAGGGTCCGCTCTCGGACAAGGACATGCGCGGCGTGCTCGGGGACGACTACGGCTCGTTCGTCGAGCGAATCCAAGCACGCCTCTACAAGGAGGCCTTCGGCGGGTTGTCGGCCCAGAAGCGCGACGCTTTGCTCAAGCTCGTGCAGAAGAAGGAGACCGAGCTCGAGAACAAGGTTCTCGACTACGTTGACCGCGTCGAGAAGCTCGCAGAGGAGGAGGAGAACCCCGAGGTCAAGCGTGGTTACACGGAATATCTCCGCCTCAACGTGGACGAGGGCATCGTCAACAAGGCCCGCGCTCGCCGCAAGAGCAAGGAGGGGAAGCTCTCGGCCATCTCCGGCGACCCCGAGTCGGGCTCGGCGCGCACCGCCGAATTCCGCCCAGGGGACGCGGGCACCGGCGAGATCAAGGAAGGCGACACCCCCGAATTCATCTTCGAGGGCAGCCAGGGACTCGGGGCGAAGAACAACAATCCGGGCAACCTGCGCTTCGCCAAGCAAAAAGGGGCGACGGTTGGGGAGAAGGGCTTCGCGAAGTTCGAGACGATGGCAGCAGGCTTCGAAGCGCTGAAGAGGCAGCTCGACCTGTACAAGGAGCGCGGCCACACGATCATTTCCGGCGCCAAGGTGTATGCTCCGCGCGAGGACAGCAACGATCCTGAGGCTTGGGCGGCCGGCGTCGCCAAGCAACTAGGGGTGAGCGTAGACACGCCGATGTCCGAGCTTGACACGACCGAACTGGCGCGCGCGGTGGCGTTGGTCGAGAGCTCCACGAAGGTGACGCTTCGCCAGGATGGTAAAGCGCCCGTCGAGAAGCAGACGCTGGAGCAACCGCTCCAGCCGCGCAACGAGAAGGAACGGCGGCTTCTGATGCTGCTGAACAAGTGACATGGCTTGGACGACGGAAGAGATCCAGGAGATCGACGCGCTCCTGAACGACCCGGACATCTCGCCGGAGATCCGGGCGCTGTTCGAGGAGAAGAAGCGCGCGCAGCAGGCCGAATCCGCAGCGCAGGGCGGGGTCACCGAGGACTCGCTGGACCCGAATCTGCCGCTCATGCCGCAGGTGCACGCGACCATGCCAAACGAGACGGGCCCCGCCGCGGTCGACCCGGAGGGCACGCTCGCCAAGTCAGGCGGCAAAGGCGTCGTGTTCTTCTACGAGCCCCCGGTGGACGTCATCCGGCAGAAGCTCGCGACGGGGCAGCAAGATATCCTGCCCGCGCTCGGCTACGACATCCAGCTCACGCCAGAAGAGCTCGCGAGCATCGGACCCGGGGATCCGATCTACGACGCGGTGGTGGACGAGGAGTACCGCAAGGCGGCGTCCGAAGCCGACAAGAAGGGCGTCTCGGCCTACCGCTACTCGAAGGAGGATTGGCTCCAGGGCGGCAGCGCGCTCGAGGTGCTGAAGAACTTCGGTACGAAGCTGCAGGGCTCAGTGACGCCCGCTCTCGACACGGCGAAGAGCTTCGTGCTCGGCGTGGACGACATGGCGACGTTCGGCGCGGTGCAAGCGGCGGAGAACGCCGTGGGCGAGGCGATCGAGCCCGGGCTGGGCAAGTGGGCAGAGGAGCAGGACGAGGCGGTCAAGCGCGAGCACCCGATCGCGCACACTGCGGGGCAGGTGGTCGGCGCCGTTGCGCTGCCGTGGTCGCTTACGAACCGCCTTGCGGACTACGTGACGAAGGGCGTGCGCTCGGTGCTCCCGTCGAGCCTGGGCGCAGCAGGCAAGATCGCGGCGGCGACGGGCGCGGGCGCGATCAGCGGCGCGGGCGTGGCGGCGGGGCAGCTCGCGGTGGACCAGGCCTCGGAGTCTCAGCAGCAGGGGCAGCTCGTGCCTCCGACGGATGAGGAGCTTCGGGGTGTCGCCGACGAAGCGATCTTGGGCGCGGGCGCGGGCGGCGTGCTCGAAGGGATTGGAGCCGCGGGCGGCTACGTGGGGCGGCAGATCATGGACAGCCGCCTCTTCGGCGGCGCCCCCGGGCGGCTCGAGAAGGCCGGCAAGCTCGACGTCTCCCCCGTCGGCGGGGTGAAGGTGCCCGACGAGACGAAGGCGCTCGTGGACCGCGCCCACGCCGAGCGCTCGCACCCGATCGACCTGCTCAGCGAGGACCTCGGCAAGCCCCTCGCCAAGGCGGGCGAAGAGGCGCGAGAGGAGGTCGTCAAGGAGATCGGGACCTTCAAGCAGAGCTTCTACGCGACGCCCGCTGGCCGGCAGCGCGTGCGCCCGGAGAACTACCAGAACAAGTTGGTCGAGCTCATGCGCAAGCACTCCGACATCAGCGAAGCGCGCGGGGTGCGCGAGCCCGTCGACAAGGCGGGCGAGGAGCTCATCGGGCGCTTCAATCACGACGTGGTCGACAAGGTCTCGACCGAGCCCATCGAGGGCGGCATCGAGCTCTCGCTCGACGAGGCCGACGCCTTCCTTGCAACGAAGTGGAAGAAGGACCTCGTTCCCGAGACGGCGCCGAGCCCGACCGAAGAGGCCTTGCGCAAAAAGAGCGGTGACAAGCCAAAGGACTTCATGACGCAAATGCGCGATCGCGGCGTGGAGAAGGTCTACGTGCAGCCGAAGCGCATGGACGCAATGCGGCACGAAGAAGTGATCGACGACATCGACGGCTGGAGCCGGCGCCCGGAGGCCCCGGGCGAGGTGGTGGCCGAGCTGGACGCGGCGCTGCGCGCGGACCGCGCGGCGCGCTCGCCCGAGTTCGCCGAGGGGCTGAAGCAGCGGAGCGAGAGGCTGACGGAGATCGACACCACCACGGCGCGCTCGACGGGCTTCGGCAACCCGCAGCGAGGCGAACGAGAGCGTCAGGTGATGCGCAGCGTCAGCGAGTACGGGCGCGGCGGCAAGGGGCGGCGCCCTGAGGACCAAGCGGTGGCGGAGCTCGCGGACCGCGCGGGCAAGCGCGGTGAGCTGGAGGACCTGGCCGCGACGCGCGACCTGATCGAGCTCTCCGAGCGCACCGAATTCCTCGGCAGCCGCGGGTATGGCGGGCTCGACGGGCGCCGGATCAATCTCATCGACCCCATGCTCATCCGCTCGCTCCCCGCAGCTCGCGCGCTCGGCAACGAGGCGGGCGGATTCCGCGGCGGGCGCGGCGCGCGCTTCACCGCGCCGGACATCCCCCGGAGCCTCCGCGGCTTTGACAGCCGGGACGCGCTCATCCGAGAATCTCTCGAGCTCGACGAACAGGAGAAGTGACCCATGTCGGGAAAGACGCACATCAGGTACACGGACACGGCGCTGCCGACGACGAGCGCGGCCGTGACGCTCTTCGACTCGACGCGGGTTACCCCCGGCTGGTTCCACCTGCTCAACCAGGAGTGGTACCAATGGGCGCTGTCCTTCGACAGCGCGGGCGACGCGGCGACGGGCACGGTGACGGGCCAGTACAGCGAGGACAAGGGCTCGACGTGGAACACGTTCTACACGAGCGGCTCGCTCGCGAACGACACGCACGCGAGCGATGAGGTCTACATCGGCATGTTCAAGGACGTGCGGTTCACGTTCACGATCGCGAGCGCGAACGCGACGGCCTTCCGAGTGAACCAAGCGCTCTCCTGCTACAAGCCCACGAGCAAGGTAACCGCAGCGCACGTGCTGCATGACGACGACGCAGCGGCGGGCTCGATCGACATCGTCGACGTGACCCCGCCAGAATGAGGTTCTGTTATGAAAGTAGACACTTTCGTGCTCACAAGCACCCCTCAGAGAATAGCCGAAGGCGTTGGCACGGTGAGAATACGAAGCATCGGAGCTTTGCATAGCTATGCAATTGGCGACTCGTCCGTGACGTTCTCTGACGGATACCAGATCCCCAACTCGGGAGGGTTTGAGCTCCATTTCTCATCCACTGATGAGGTCTGGGCTGTTCGTGACCCAGCGAGTCCCAGTCAGGAAGTAAAAGTCCGGGTTCTACGAACCCGATAACCAGGTGACAGATGGCAACGACTCATTCGGCAACCGCCCGTAACGACATGGCAGACGCCATCGCGGCGCTCTGCAACGCGGGGTCTCAGTGTACGCTTGTCATCGGTGATAGCTCGCTCAACGGCGAGACGGGCGTGCTGGTCAAGATCTCCTTGGACGACTTCACCGTGAGCGGTCCGGTCGCGACGAGCCCGAGCAACGGCAACAGCGGCACGGCGACGGGCAGCGGCACGGCAGCGATCGCCGAGGTGCGCGACGACCCGACGGGCAACGTGATCTTCACGGGCTCGGTCGGAGTGGGCTCGGGCGAGGTTCAGATCTCGTCGACCACCATCGCCGAGGACGACGAGATCGAGCTCACCGCCGACGTCACCTGGACCGCGCCGAGCTGAGGCCCCGTGGCGATCACCGTCCAGCTTGCGGCGGCTGATACGCTCGCGGGCGGTGGCCACTCGGCGACCAGCAGCAGCCGCAACGTCACGCTTGGCGCCGGCACGAACCGCGCGCTGCTCGTGGCTTCCGCTTTGGAGGCCGCGAGCGCGAACGCTTCTGTCGTCACGGGCGTGACGTACGGCGGCGTCGCGCTGTCGAAGGTGACCGACGGGGAGCTGACCGCCGACCTCAATACCTTGGCCGGCAGCGACGACGTCGCGAACCTCGTTTGGTGGATCCTGCTCGAAGAGGATCTTCCCGCGAACGGCTCGAACGCGCTTGCGGCCACAGTCGATGCGGGGCGCCAGCACGGGCTCGCCTGGTTCATCCTCGAAGGCGTCGATCAGGAAAACCCTGTCATCGACGTCGCGATGGCGTTTAACAGCAACGCCCAGAGCATCACGGCGACGCTGTCCGATGCCGACCCGGACGGGCTGTGCTTGTTCACGGCGTACAAGAACAACACCGGGGTTTCCAATGCCGTCGATACCATCGACGGTAGCGCCGGAACGGCTCTGAGCGATGACCAGAACCAAGGCGGAGCGCATGTGCGCTTCGTGCGTGGCGTAGGCAGCGGCAGCAGCGCTTGCACTTTCAGCCATTCGAGCGGCAACGCGCGCATCGGCATCGTCGCGATCGCTCTGCGGCCGGCGGCGACCACGCAAACGCACCAGGTCGGGACAGCAGCCTTCACGGCGGGCAGCGCGTCGATGGCTGCGACGGCCACGATCGTCCAGGACTTCGAGACGATCGAGCCCATCGGCTCGCCCGACCAGGGCCTCACCAACCCGCGCAACCTGACGGTCCCAGATGACTGCGATCTGGTGCTCGTTACCATATACGGAGACTTCATCTCCCCGCGCACAGGAACGCTCGGAGGGCAAGCACTCTCCGTAGGCTACAACGATGACACCCTCGGCGACGACAACTCCCAGTGGGTGCAGTTCCTGTACATGCTCGAGCCCCCGACGGGCACGCAGCAGCTCTCGCTGACGGGCGAGGGCGGCGGAGACCACAACTTCTTCGTCACCTACTGGCGCGGCGTCGGGTCGTTCGACAGCGCCGCGATCGCGAACGCAGCCAACATCTCCCGTACCTCCACGGAGAACGGCGCGCTGCTCATCGCCGGCATCCAGGACGGAAACTCTGCGGCCAGCTCACCCGCAACCGGGAACACCGAGCTGCTCGACGACGCGAACGGCAGCCACTTCTACTACCGTGTGGAGCCCGTCGCCGGCACGTACACGGTCGGCGCGAGCGCGGTCGGTGGCGATCCGGACCTGGTCAGCGTCATCTTCAACCCGAAGGCGGCGGCAGGCGGAGCAGACGCTGAGATCGATGTCGCCGCGTTCACCGCCGGCAGCGCGACGATGGCCGCGACCGCCCAGGTGCAGCGCCAGGTCTCTGCTGCCGCGTTCGTCGCCGGCGCTCCGACGGTCGCCGCCGAGGCCCAGGTGCAACGGCAGGTCTCCGCTGCGGGCTTCGCCGCCGGCGCCGCCACCGTCGCGACCAGCGCGACCCGCGTGCGCGAGGTCGCCGCCGCCTTCGCCGCCGACGCTCCGACGGTCGCCGCCGAGGCCCAGGTGCAGCGCCAGGTCTCCGCCGCCGCGTTCGTCTCGGGCGCCGCGACGTTCTCCGCGAGGGCTGGCCAGGGGGTCAAGCCGATCGGCGTCGCCGCCTTCTCGGCCACCTCGGCAACGATGGCCGTGACGGCCGTGGTCCACGTCCACCACGAGGTCAGCGCCGCCTTCGCCGCCAGCGCCGCCACGATGGCCACGAGCGCCGCGCGCGCTCGCTCAGCCGTCGCCGCGTTCGCCGCCGGCGCCGCCACCTTCGCCGCCGAAGGCACCGTCACGCGGCACCTCACGGCCACCTTCTCGGCCAGCTCGGCAACAATGGCCGTGACGGTATTCAACCCGAACATCGTCATCCCTCGCCCCGTCACCGGGAGCGCTTCGGTAAGTGAACCGTTTGGATACGTTAGGGCTAGACACCCGTCCGGGAGTGCCTCTGTCAGCCAGCCGCGCGGTCGTGTAAAGTGACCGCATGCTCATCTGTTCCCTGGACGCCCGCTCCGCTGTGCTGGATGGGTTCAAGTCGTTCATGGAGAACGGCTCCGGCACGGCTCTGCTGCGAGTGCAGCAGAACCTGGTGACGCTGGTCGACTTCGAGCTCGCGGCGACGCCGTTCGGCAGCGCGGTGCAAGACGCGCTCGTGCTCGCGTCGACGCCCATCAGCGGGACCGCCAGCGCCTCCGGGCGCGCCACGCGCGCTCTGCTCATCAACCAGAACGGCGACGTCGGAATCACCGTCGACGTGGGCCCCACCGATTGGTTCGGGCTCCGTGCTCCACGCCTGCAGGTGACCGACGGCGCGACGCAATCGCTCGGCGCGCTCGTCGTGCGCATGAGCCCGTCAGGCTCGCTCTATCTGGAGGGCAGCCTCGCGCTGCAGTGACCTGTGCACATCGGCAGCACGATCACGTGGGAGGTCCAGTTCACCGACACCAACAGCGGTGACGCTGCGGACCCTGACACCGTCGAGTTTTTCCTGCGCGAGGAGATCGACGGCACCGAGCTGCGCTGGATCTACTCCGAATCCCCCTCCGAAGGCACCCACTACCCCGAGGGCTTCTCCGCCATGACCAAGGAGGGCACGGGCAACTACCGCGTCCGCGAGCGCGCCCGCAAGCCCGAGCGCCACTCGGGGCTCTTCGTCGGCAGCGGCAACGACGGCAACGACCAGGTGTTCGAGATGACCGTGTTCGTCCGCCACTCCCCCATGAGCTCGAGGGACCCGTGAGAGGGCTCATCGGCGAGATGCTGTCCTTCGGAGGGCGCGTCGTGCTCGGGCTCGCCGAGGAGTGGTGGCAGCGCCGCAAGGACCGCGCGCGCATGAAGCGCGAGCAGGCGACCGGCATGCGCCCGAAGGACGTCGCCATCCAAAGCAAGGCTGCCCGCTGCGCGGGCCGCGAGAGCTCCCCCGACTGCTTTCCCCCGGAGTGAACCGTGGCGGATTGCGATGATAGGCAGCTCACCGACGCCCAGCGCGCCGCGGGCGCCCGCGCCCAGCGCACAGGAGTCGCGCAAGCCGTCCGCCCATTCCGCGGCGCGGTGCCGCCCGAGCTCCGCGGGCTCATCGATTGGCTGAATCGGGAGCTCCTGCCCGTCGTCAGCAAGACGCGGGACGCGGTGAACGAGGTCTACCGCCCCGTGCTCGACAACGTGCCGGGCACGGGAAACCCGCTCGCGCACTACTTCTCGAGCTCGACGGCAGCCGCTGACCCGGGCGTTGGGCGCCTGGCGCTGAACCAGGCGACGCAGAACACGGCGACCACCCTGCGCATCTCGAACGAGAACGCGCAGCTCGCCGACATCAGCGTGTTCGTCGAGGTGATGGAGGGCAGCGTCACCGAGCCGCTCGGCATCCTGACGCTCTCGCACGCGCGCGACCCGAGCCGCTTCATTCGCTTCGACCTGACCGCGATCACCGACCAGAACACCTTCTGGGAACTCACGGTCGACCCTGTCGAAAGCTCGCACGACTCGCCCTTCGTCGACGGCGACCCGGTGACGGTCGCCTTCCTGCCGGGCGTCGGCAGCGACGGCGCCACGGTGCCCTACTCGAGCACCGAAGGCGTTGCTCCGGGCACCATCATGTCGAACGTCACCGACACGGTCGCGTCTCCGAGCCCGAATTCCGTGGACGGCTTCGCGGGCGCGGGCCTCGTCTGGAACGACACCGACAAGTCGTTCGACGTCGGCCAGGGCGCGGGCATCACGGTCAACGCCAACGACGTCGAGTGGACGGGGCTCGTCTCGCGCTTCGACGGCGGCTCGGACCTGACCGCGCGCCGTCGCCTGCACTTCGTGAGCAACGTCGGCGTCGGGCTCATCGCGGTCGACTCCTCCGGCAACGCCGAAACGCAGGTGGGCGCGTACATCCCGCTCGGCACGCACGGCGACATCGAGGTCAGCGGCACGGGCGGCTCGGTCTGGACGCTGCGAAACGGCGTCGTGGACGTCGCCAACTGGGGGACCATCGGCGCGCACACGGTCATCGCCAACCCGACGGGGAGCGCGGCGACGCCGCAGGAATACAGCCTCAACACGCTGTTCGGCGACGGCATCCAGTACAACACCACGACCGGCATCGCGAACATCGTCGCGGGCGACAACATCCAGGTCACGGCGAACGGCGTCGGTTGGACCGGCGTCAACGTGCGCGAGAACAGCGGCGGCTCGGTGCTCACGCGCCGCCGCCTCAACCTCATCGAGGGCAGCAACGTCTCGATCACGCTGAGCGACGACTCGGGCAACGACGAGGTCGACATCACCATCGCGGCGACCGACACGAACACCACCTACTCGGCGGGCGACGGCATCGATCTGAGCGGCACGACGTTCCTGGCGGACGTCTCCGACTTCGCGGGCTCCGGGCTCGAGGACGACGGCTCGAACAACCTGCGCATCGCAGCGAGCGCGGCAGGAAACGGGCTCACGGGCGGCGGCGGTAGCGCGCTCGCGGTCGGAGCGGGCACGGGCATCACGGTCAGCGCTGACGCGGTCTCGTGGAGCGGCGTGCAGGTGCGCGAGAACAGCGGCGGGACGACGCTCACCCGCCGACGCATCAACCTCATCGAAGGCAGCAACATCACGCTGACGCTCGGCGACGACTCGGGCAACGACGAGGTCGACGTCACCATCGCAGCAGCGGGTAGCACGTTCGACCCCACCGACCACGACTCGACGAGCATCGTCGTCTCGGGCAACACCTTCCAGCGCGCCGCGCTGACGGGCGAGGTGACGGCCTCTCAGAACAGCAACGCGACGACCATCACGCGAAGCACCAACTTCGACAGCTCTCCTTGGACCGGTCCTCATGCGTTCGAGTCGACCGTCACCATTGAGGGAGCCGGAGGCACGTTCCTCTGCAATGCCTTCGCTTCGTTCGGGCATCGCATCGACTGGGATTCGGTCCAGAGCGAGTCGATCCCCGGCGGCTCTACCATTGACCCCGTCACGCTCAATAGCAGCACGAACGTGCTCCGCCTGAACCCGTCGACGGAGGCCGTCAACCTCGACGGCATCTCGGGCGGTTCCGCCGGACGCTTGCTCATCGTCTGCAACGTTGGCTCGGTGAACATCGTAGTGCGCTCAAACCAGGGCGCTACCGCATCGACCGGGATCCTCACCGGCGGCGGATCGAACGTCACTCTCACGGTGAACGCCTGCATGCTGCTCTGGTACGACGGCTCCAGCAGCCGCTGGCGCATCATTGGACTCGGCCTCTAAAGAAAGGGCCATCATGAACGCAAGGTCGATCGCACAAGGTCTATTCGAAAAGAGCGACAGCTCGCCATCGATGCCCGTCCCCGCGGCGGACCCCGCCTTCGATGAGGCCCCCGGCTACTTCCGTCACTTCATCGCCCACTACTGGCAGCCGCTCGCGAAGGAGGTCCACAGCATGGCGAAGGTGAAGCGCTGGCTCGCGCGCGCCGCATGGGCCTCGCTCGGCTTGTTCGGCGACAACCTGCCCGACTGGCTCCGGGCGCTCGCCAGCCTACTCGGGGGGCAGTGATGCCCATCGTCTGGGGAAAGGGCTCGCGCGCCCACATCGACCAGCTCCACCCGGAGCTCCAGCGCCTGCTGGAGCTTTGCGCCGCGGAGATGGACGCATCCTTCGACATCTCGATCGTCTGCTCGTTCCGCGGGGAAGCCGAGCAGAACGCCGCGTTCATGGCGGGCAAGAGCGAAAAGCGATGGCCCGAGAGCGGTCACAACAAGCAGCCGTCTCGGGCCTTCGACTTCTGCTGCGCTGGCGTACCCAAGGCCGAGGCTTGGGTGCGCGAGCACATGCTGCAGCGTCAGGGGATCATCCGCAACATCGCCGCGCGCCACGGCATCAAGCTGAAGAAGATCATCCTGTGGGATTTGCCTCACGTGGAGCTTGCTTGAGCTTCCACGGATGAGGCATATGGGGCTCGACGACCAGCGATTGGTGGATCTGAATACCCACCTTCGCGCATGCCTCGAAAGCCGTCCTTGCCTCGACCGTCTTCACCCAAATCGTCGCCGTGAGAAGATCACCCAAGCCGCTTGACCAAGCCACATCCCACAAGATCGGGTGAGGCGGCGGGGCTCCGTCGCAGACTTCCTTCGCCATTCAGGGGTCCACGTTGAAGATGGCGAGAGCGTCGCGCTCTGCCTGAGGCAACGTCGTCAACGGCTGGCGGAAGCACGCAATCTCTGGACGGTAGTTACTCGTGGGGTTGCACTCCCCGCTCGGGCCATGCCCGAGCCCCAAGACGTGAGCCGCGAACTCGTGCGCTGCCACGTTGTAGATGCATGCCGCCTTCATCGCGGGGATCTGGGAGGCGGAGATCTGCCCGAGGATGTAGGTGTTGTTTGCGACCGTCTCGCAGGCGCAAACGTCCACCCGGACACGCCCTCCCTGCACGCGAGCGAACGAGCCATCGAAGATGGTGCGCGTGTAATCGTACTCCGTGTGACCCATGGTCGGGAGCTGGTGCTCGTTGCACACCGCACGGATCGAGAAGTAGTCGCCATTCGTGCTCTGCTGAAGTGACCACCCGAGGTTGTTCGCGATCTCCTTCATTCCCAGAACGCCCGCTCTCATGTTTTGGTAGTCGGCATTGCTGATGCCGGGCGTGTCGCCGAAGTTGTACTTCAGGTTCCGCCGACTAGGCGTCACGCACGGGTTACTTCTGCTGTAGTTCCTTTGCCCCGGACGGTGGTTGCAGCGGTCACCACCTGTGCCGTTCACTGACCCAAAATCCAGAGCCATGTAGTAGGTCGCCGCTTGTTCGGCAGTCCCAAGCTGAAGCTCCCCCGCGTCGCCAAGCTCGGCGACGTGCTCCTCCGGCTCCAGCGGAGCCCCGCAGCCCGTCACGAGCGCTGCCATCGTCAGCATGATCGCGACGAGCGCCGCTTTGGCGAAGTCAAGGTACACGGTCTCTCGGGTTTGAATGATGTGCATGTTCCTCATGTGTCTGTGTCCTCTGGTGTTCTGAATCCACGGATCGCAAGGTCGCGTCCGGTGGCGTACGAGAGACGCCGACCCGTCCGATAGACGACCGTCACGGCGCGGTCGTCGCTCCAGTCCTTCGGGGGACCGAAGAGCTTCCGGTAAGCGGCGTACTGGCTCCGCTCGAATTCCAGGCTCACCCGAGCCATCGAGAGGAGACGCCCGCGGGCGTAAGCGGCGTAAGCGGACCCCAGAGCCCATCCCCACAAGGATGAGGTCAGCAGCCAGCGCAGGGCAAGCTCGAGGTCCACCGCAGCATTCTACCGCCTCGCCAAGCGATTCACGAGTGATTCATCGTCCGGACTGAACCCGTATTGACTCTCCGTGTCAACGGCCATCAGGAGCTCGTGTCTCACCTCCGAAGGCAAGCCCGTAAGCGCTTCCCTGACCTGCTTCAGCGCAACCCGCATGAGCACGCGCCTCATGGGTAAGTCGTAGCTGTTGAACCCTGTGCGTCGGGTGACGATCGGTTTCGCTCGGTGTTCGTGTGTCATCTGGTTCTCCTCGGGGCCATCGGGATTCGTTTCAACTGCTCGTGCTTGATCTCGATCGACCACCTCCTGTTCGTCATCACGTCGAGCGCCCAAGAGGCCCACTGTTTTGTCGCATGACGCGGGACGTCTACTCCTAGACGGTCGAGGGCTCGCGCTTGTCGCTCCGTCGGAGGCGAATTTTCCCACCCGGGTATGGCCCGGGGGAGCTGAAGCCTCGGGAGCTTCGGCACGATCTCTTCCTCCGCCATTTTCTCCGGCGGGACGTTGATCCTATTGGCAGATCCGGGCGGCCTCTCACGACCCGAAAGCTGCTCGGTGAAGCGATCTACCACGCCGAACCGGCTGACGTTGTAGACGGTCTCGCTGTCAATCAGAACGACCGGACGCCTCGCCTGCTGAAGCTGATAGCGAACCTCATCCTGCTCGGCGTTGCGCTCAGTCTTCTCCTCAACGCGATAGGAGATCTCCATCACCTCAGCGATCTGCCGCATCCCATCCTCGTAAGCCTGCTCGAGGCTCACCCCCTGCTGCACCAGCTTGTCCGGCGTCGTCCCCTGACGAAAGACCTCGAGCACCAGCCCATTCGGCTTCGCCGACTGAGCGATCGCCTTCCGCCTCTCCGAAGCGCTCGAGAGCCCATCGACAACGCCGGCAGCGGGCCTCGTGACCCTCCCGACCTTCTGCACGTACGCATGCCACGTCGTTTCGGCCCCGACCAGAACGAGGTCGGCTTGTGGCCAGTCGAAGCCCTCGACCGCGATCCCCACGTTGCAGAAGAAGCGCGAGCGCCCCTTCCAGAGCCTCTTGATCAGCTCGCGGCGCTGATCTGCCGGCGTCGTCGCGTTCACCATCACACTGGTCCCGCTCTTGATGCCGTTGATCGCCTCGTTCAGGAGGTACGCCTCACGGACGCTGTTGGTGAACAAGATGCCGCGCCGGTCGCGATAGCGATCCATGAGCACGTCGCGGATGGGCGCGACCTTGTTGACCAGGAACTCCGGGACCTCGCCCTCGTCGAACTCATGGCTCCACGCTCGCAGATCCCGCAGGTTGAAGTCCTCGACCTCCACCCGATCGCCCACCAGCGGCACGAGCCAGCCCTCTTCCGTCGCCCGCTTGATGTCCATGTAGTAGGCGAGCGACTCCGGCACCAACAGCTTCTCGGCGAAGACCGGCGTCGCCGTGAAGCAAACGACCCTTGCCTTCTCGAACCAATCGGTGATGAGCCGATAGCGATGGTCCGTATCAGCGTGATGACTGTTGTGGACCAGCGCTCCGCTGCCTACCTCGAAGCAGCCCGACTCCGTCGTGACGTTGTAGACAAGACCATCCGGACACACTTCGTCGTATCGGCCAACACCTCCTCGTTCGTGAACCTCAACACTGTCCACCCGAGCCCACGCAAGAACGCCTCTTTCCGCGCGTCCTGCTCGCGCCTCGACAGCAGCTTGTGGCTGGCGCCATCCACCTCCACAGCCACCTTCAGTCCCGCATGCCCCACGTCGATCTTGAAGTGAGTCGGCAACCCCCCTCGCCTCTTCTGTCCCGTAGGCACGATGACGTTCGTATCCCACCCAAGAGCAGCAGCAAGCCGGGATTCCGGCAACGTAGGCCCACGGCCGTTGCCTCCTCGCTGCTTCGGCATGTGCCCGTTCCTCCGGTGAGTGGCGGCAACCTTCGCCCGCACCTTCGGCGAATGCATCGGATTGCGCTCGGTCATCCTTGCAGAAGCGTGACGCCTGTTGGTGGAAGCCATAGTCTCTGACGAGCGCTTCGACCGGCACTCTTGGGAGCAAGTAACCCTCCAGCGATTCGCTCTTGGGTACTTCGGCGTCGGATTGCCGCACACAGAACAGCTCCCCGGGCTTGAGGTCACCTGCTTTTTTCCACCCATGAGGCGTCAAGTATGGATGGTCCGTCGTACTGGTGCAACCATTGATTGTGACCAGTTTATCTGGGGCCAAACGGCATCCTGCGCGAAGCACGTTTCCGTGCCCGTTCGCGAGCACATCACCAGCCACGAGATCTTCGATAGGAGACCCGTCAACCAGGGTTCCCCGAACGAAGCACTCGTCTATGATGACCGCGTCGAATTCGCGCCTCAGCCCCACTTGCGACAACCTGCGGCTCGCGGTCTGCACCGTGCACACCACGAACTTCTCGCCGAGCGCGCGCGTGCTCGCGCGCTCGATGCCCACGTGATCGCCGGTGTGCTGGAGCAGCTTCTCCACCGTCTGCTGGAGCAACACCTCTCGGTGCACCACGACGAGCACCTTCCCCTTGCACCGCCGAGCCACCTCGGCGAAGCACACCGTCTTCCCCGTGCCCGTGGCCATCACGACCTGCGTCGAGCGCCGCCCGCTCTCCCACTCCCGATAGACGGCGTCGACGCAGTCGTTTTGGTACTGCCTCAGCGTGAACGCTCGGCTGCGGTCGAGCTTCGAGCCTGCCTCTTCCGAGAGCCACCTGTTGTACCAGGGGACAAGTCTCGGATCACTTCTGAACGCCACCAACGCCGACATTCACCTAAGCCTCATCGAAACACCAACTTGATGCGCTTGCGCAGCAAGCCGACCCGCGTGAAGTACGCAAGCGCCGCGCTGAAGCGATTGCTCGAAACCAGAGGACGCCAACTCGAGTCGGCGCCCAGCTCCTCAACCTGAAACCACAATGTGTCACCCATCACCATGGACCCTCGATGTTCTCCGATACTGGCAGTGTTTGAATCCGCTGACGACGAGTCTCGATGTTCTCCGCTTCGAGCAGCGGTTGAGCCCCCTTGATCGGCGCGATCATTCCGCAGCCTCGCAATCAGCGGCTAGCGTATAGATCCAGCTCAGCTCGATTGCAAAGAATGTGCAGAAGGCGTTCGGTGCCGGGTTCGTTGTAATCGCCTCTAGCTCTTCGGTGCCGCCATCGGCGCTGATAAGCCTTCGACAATCGTCTCTAGGGATCCGCTCTCTTGATACTTCTCGGCTGTACGAAGCGTCATCCCAGTCTTTCGCTAACGCTGCCGAGAAGCTTTCGAATTGCTGATCCAAGACTGATTGTAGAATCAGCACCGGCGCGACGCAGCTCACCTCGAACCCGCTCGCCCGGATCTCTGTCTCGGTGGTGACGCAGGTACACACAGGGTCCTCCATTGATCCTGAATCTGATGGTTCCGCTGCCGGCGCGGGCTGACCCGGAGGGATCGACGGCGGGAACGGCGGCGTGTAGTCCCCGCTGTCTGCTGCGCAGCTGCAGAGAGCCATAGCCAGAAACAGACGCTTCATCGCTCCCCCTTCCGCGCCCGGGCGTAGGCCTTGACCGCTCCGATGAGAGCGAACGTCACCCGGTTAGTCTCAGCCAGCGGAGCCGCATCCCACTCTACCGCCG